ATTTTCCAACATCTGACATTTAAGTCTCCTCAAATAGTTCTCCAAACTTAGTGCTGGCATTTACTGTTTTCTTACCAACATTAAGTCTTGTACCAATTACTTGCATCCAGAACTTTGAATATTTAGTGATTAGATCTAAACTTTTTTGTCTATCTTTAAGACTAAAAATTTCATCTACAACTTGTTTAAATTCAATACGTTCAAAACGCTCATCGATTAACATATATGGATATTGTCCTGTATCATAACGTTCATTTGCTCGTTGTGTACTTTCTATATGCGTCCATACATTGTGGCCCATTTGTAATGCATAACTAAATGAGTCCCAAGAAGTTTTACCTTCCTTTCCAATTTTATTTACATCGCCTGGTTTGTAATAACAAATATCACTTACTTTGCAATGTTTACTAATAGGCGAATCTTCAAACGCTTTTAGTATTCCGTCTGTTTCTACCACATCTTTAAATAATCTACTATCTGTGGCATACTTTTTATCATCTGCACCCGGCGCCATCATATAGCTCCACTTACCGCGATCTTCAATACGTATAGTATGATACACTTGTCCATTTGCAGTTGCTAAAAAAGGGCTTGCACAGTCATATGTAATCATAAAGTTTTTATTATGATACTTACGCACTGCACGTTGAATATCTGTTAGCAACACAGCCCATTCTAATTTACTTGTACCCAAGAAGTGCATTACATCGTGTACACCTTCTTCTAATAATCCATCGTGTATTTGATGAACAAGTCTACGCAAAATTAGATCAACATCGCACATATTTTGTCCACCCATTGCCCATCCATCAAAGTGTGTTTCTGGGTATTTTGCAGGATCACAATAGTCTTTGAATTCTTCATACCAACTGTCTGCATCAGCGTGATTGCTGCCTTGCAACACGTTTAGCACTTTGAAGTTGCCACGTCTATTAGCCATATAGTATTTTGCATTAATGTGTGTTGCATCTACAGCATCTTGATAACTGTGAATGTTTGCTGCTTTTGCTGCTTTAGGATCTTGGAATGTCCAAGTTGGAATATCCAACATCATTCCGTAGTCCATATACTCTTCCATCCAGTTTACAACCAGTTCACGCTTTTTGGCAGCTTTTGGACAATTTGGATTAGTCCAGTCGCCTTCCCAAAGTCCTTTAGCAATTTGAAAACCACCAGAGTCGCCTAACAACCAACTATTTTCTCTATCTCGGTTTCGCAACATATCTTCTTTTTCAACGTGCTTATTTACATCTAAGTCTGCGTGTCCTGCAGAATAGAGCGCCCATTTATAGTGGAACGCTCCTTCTTTAGAGTTCAAAAAGTTAAGACCTTCTACACCATTTAAGCCAGCTGGAACACGATTGTAATCAACGTATTCGCCATAACGTTGTTTGCCTACAAACGTAGCATAAAAGCCACTTATACTAGGCAAAAATACAGCATAATCATTTTGTGTTTCAGTAAGATTTGTTTTCATTATTTTTGTTGTGCTGGAAGGATATAGTCGTATGTTGCCATACCGCTGTCTACGCTAATCTTCATAGCGCCTTGATCTGTAATACTCATTGTTTTGTCGCCATCTAAATTCAAAATAGCAAGTGTTTGTGCCACAGGCCAAGCCCAAGTATGTGTTAATGAACCTGTAATGCCGTATTCAAAAGTAAATGTACCTGCGTGTGTAGCTTCGTCTCCAAAGTAAAAGTTTAAATTACCGTCTTCTGTTTTTACTTGAAATACTGTTTCTTCGCTGTGTGCGCCAGACATAAGTTTCATACGTTCAATTGCTGCCATATTAGGCTGAATCTCTACGTCATATGTGTTAACTTTAAATTTAACGCTTTTTAGTTTTTCTTCAATGATTGCTTTGTTCATAAAGCGATAATCATTTTCAAAATCGCCTGCTTTGTTTTCAAAATGAATATGTGTTGGCATAACTTCGCCGTTGCGCTCGGCTTGCACAACTTCAATTTTTGCTTCATCTTTGTACTCTGGATTCTTTAAATGATAATCCAGTTTGCCTAAATCTGGCATACCAAATGTACCAACAAATTCTCCAACCGGTGAATGTGTTGTTGCAGTCATAATTACACTACGATCATCAGCCATACTATCAATTTGAGTATCGTCTTCTGCTGTAACCTTCAATGTAGTAATAAAACCTAATCTGTGTGTATGACTCACAATGTCTTGTAGAATATCTTGCATAGTGTTCTCCTGTATCGTTGTATTATACTAAATTTTGCCTTAGTTGTCAAGTAATTGTTTTAGTTTTGTGTTGTAATACACTGCCGCTGACAGTGTATTTAGATTAATATTTTTTTCTGCTGCCATTTTTAATAGCGCACTTGTGTCTTTGGGAAAGCAATGGCCTCCCCAGCCTCTGATACCATCTTCTGGATATACATAGGTATGACTATCAGATATGCGATCATCTGATGCTACTCCTGCTCGGACTTGATTAAAGTTTATATTATGTCCTTCACAGAAATCGTATATTTCGTTAAAGAAACTAACTTTAGTTGCTAAAAATGCATTACGAAAATATTTTATTGCAATAGCTTCTTCTGGCTTAACAATAGCTAACTGCATCTTAGACCAATTGTAACTATATTGGTCTCTCCAATAATCTGTATCACCACTTAAAATAACACTGTCGAGATGTTTAACATCGTTCATAAAGTTTGCAGCCCGTAAAAACTCTGGACTAAAACATAATCTATGATTAGGAAATTTTTCCTTTAAACTGTGCCATCCGTCTAAACTTATTGTGCTTTTAATCATTATTGGCGTATAATCGGGTATTTTAGATACAACATCAAAAACTGCACTCATATCGCAAGTACCATCATCTGCTGGCGGCGTTGGTACACAAATAATAACAGCACTTGTATTTTCTAAGTCGGCGTGCATATTTTTTGGAGGATCGTATATTAAAATTTCTCGCCTATGACCTGTAAATAATAGTTCGTGTGCTTTGCCTACAAATCCATACCCTGCTATAATCATCCTGCTAACTTTGCCTCCTGAAAGTAACTTAATCTTTCCCACGTGTCTCGCCAATCTTTTACATTAAAACAACGATTTTTGTCTAGTTTTACTGCAAGCGGCCAATCGTTGCCTCCTGGAGATACTTTATCACCAAAGAAGTAAATTTTATCATCGTTGTTAAAATCATCAAGTATTTGACTTTTATCTGCGCCTTTATTGTAAATGTCTATTCCAGTTTCCCCACCAACAGTAGCAGTAATATCTGGAAATTTCATATTAATTTCTAGTGAAATACTTTCACGTTCTTTGTTTGCTAAATCGTGTTTAATATATAGTTTTCGTTGTTGTAAATTACAATTGCGTCCTATTATACTAAAATTAATAGTTCCTGTGCGTTCTTCAATATGATTACCAGTACGCAAAGGAAATGGACTTGCCTGCAACCATCCCTCCATAAGATTATATAATTCTTTAGGAGCTGAAAAATTCTTACTATTCACACGTTTGCCCTTGAACCATACATCGTTACCACTACAATTGTAACACGTAACTACCGACTCGGTAATATCTTTTCCTAATTGTTCTACAGTTTTTGCATAATCACTTCCGGTAACTAGCCAAACTTTGTTGTGTGCCATAAATGATTTAAAAAACTCTTTAAATTCTGGATCTATTTTTTGTCTACTTGGTGTAAGTGTGCCATCAACATCGAATATAAATTTATTCATCTGTCACATACCCTTCTTCTTAAATCACTTGTGCTAAAACGGTGTTCACGTCTATTAAAGTGTACTTCAATTCCTCTTGCGGCACAAGTAGCTCTACCAGTAAATTCTTTTTCTCTATATTCTTCGCCTAAGAATCTAACATCTATTTGAAACAGTTCTAGTATGTCTATCAAGTCTTCCTCTGTTTGATACGGAACAATTTCATCTACAAATTTAAGTCCATTAAGTTGTGCATAACGTTCTACCATTGTTTGTACAGGCTTATTTTTTGTATCAGGTCTATCAATTGTAGGATCACTTTGCAGTCCTACAATAAGATAATCGCAATTTGCCTTTGCTTCACGCAACATACCAATATGTCCTGCGTGTAACAAATCAAAAGTACTACAAGTAAATCCTACTTTCATTTGTGTCTCTTTCCGTCAAATACACACGTAAACTCTAATGCAGTGTCGCTTGTGTTATGTACTCTATGAAATACATTATCGTGTATTAATACAGTACTGCCAGCTTTTACTTTGATGTCATCGCCATCAAGTGACATTTTGCCTTCACCCTTTGTAAAGATATATACTTCTTCTTGGCCGGCGTGCATATGTCCTGTTGTACTTTGTTTTGCATTTAACCTAGTAGTGCTTACTACTAAGTTGGTAAGTTCAGTGTTGTCTACTACACGATATCTTTTGTCATCTTTAATAATGTCGCCAGCAATTTGGAAATTATCACCTGCTTTTAATCGTGACTTATATCGTCGTTTGTTGATAGCTTCTGTAGTCATTTGTATTAATTCCATTCAAATAAATTATTAAATGTTGTTTTTTGTTTTGTGCTTTCTAAATCATATTTCAACACGCCAATCAAGTTGTCTAGTTTGTTGTCAATAATAACTTCTTCCATTGCATCGCCATCAAATGGCAGTTCCTTGAACCATTCTGGAATACGTAATTCGTCTGTTGGATATGCTACACTTGTATACCCCAGTGGATTCTGTTTTAGTTTGCAAACAATAACTTTCATACCATCTACAATCTCTTGTGAATACTTGTCGCCGTTCATACGTTTAAGTGTATTCCAATTGATACTTGCTCTTACGTGTCCAGGCATATTTGCTTTACCTTGCTTTTCTTCAAGACGTTGATAGTGTCCAATCTTATTTGCACGTTTGGGTGAACCTTTTTCAAAACCCGGACGTTCTTTAAACTCACGCCTAAACTCACTAATACTTTCTAATAGATTTTTTTCATCTTCTAGTCCTAATACCCTATCAAGCAATGTTTTCAAATAGTCTTGCATAAACACAGGGGTATCACTGCGTTTCAAGTCCAAGCCCATTGCCTTAACTTTACCTAAACTACCTTCTTTGTCTTTTCTATCGCCTTCTAAGTCATAAACACGCACTGCATAACGTTTCTTTGTAATAAACAAGCCTGTGTCTGCAACAACTTCTCTTGCTGCTGCAATCACTTCACTGCGTGGACGTGGACAATGGAAGGCTTCACGCATAAAGTCTGGGAAAGTTGTGTTTGCTTGTTCGCATAATTGATCATACAGCGTAATAACATTGTCTTTGCCCCACGGAATACTACCTGTAGCAATTTCATCTTTTAATACAGGATATGCACTAAAATAAACAGAATCTGTATCGCCGTATATAATAGCTTTACCGACGTGATTATATTCACCGGTAATAATCTTATTCACTTCTGCACTCATATGTTTTGCAATACATCTACCTGTTAGTGTTGTACTCTGTCCGATACGTTTATCAAAAAATCTACAACCTGGATTAAGAATAGCACCATACAAACTGTTCAAGTTAATCTTTTTAACAAGTTGTCTTTTATCCCAAAACGCTATTTCTGTGCTATTGTTTGCATCAATGGCTTTGCGCATTTTTGCTTGTAGTTCTTTACGTTCAGCATACCAACGTTTTAGTAACCCTGGAACAACACCTTCAACTTCTGTAGTAAAAATTGTACCATTAGCACTAAGCATCCAAGGTTGATTACTGTCAAAAATTAGTTTCCAAATCTCTGCACCACTTAGTACGTGACTGGTGCCATCTTCCAAGTCCAAGTGCAACGATACATCTTTGCGTTGTTCCATTACAGCATCATATTCTAGCGTAGCAAACTTGCCTTCCCAAGCACCTGCAAAACTTTTCTTTTCTAGTGTAGTTGCATTGTGCAAAAACTCATCTGTTAATACTGGACGAATCTGTCCTACAATAGTTTCCGGCGCCATATTCAATGCACGAATAATACTTGGATACAGACTGTTTAAGTCCATTGAACCAATCCACTCGTGTACGCCTTTTTTTGGAAATGCAACATAAGCGCCTGCTGCTGCTGTGTTGCCTTCGTGATTCATTCTGTTAGGCACCTGCATACCACGCCTGTGTGCTTCGTTAACAATAGCTTGCTCTGTAACTGCAACTGCACCTGCTGTTGTTTGTAATAGCACTGTGTTGTCGTGCGCAATTTCATTTGCAAGATCAATAAAACGTAGTTTCTTATCAAGTTTGTCTAGCAGTGCAACGTCTTGTCTGTTGTATTCAATAAACTTTTCAAAGTCGTTGTTGTAAAGCTGATCAAGTGTGCCTTCATACACAGTCTTGTTCTCGCCTACTTCCATTTCACCAATAGCGTCTAGTCTATATGTGTGACGTTCTTCATATGTGTACTTGCGATACAAGTTAAGATAGTCCATATGTACTCTTCCGATAGTATCATACGTTTCACTTGTCTTGCCAAACTTTTCATATTCTCTACGCTTAGGCAACTGCCCCCATAAACAGAAACGTCTGGTATCATCTTTGCTTAATACACGTTGTATTCTATTAACAGTGTATGGAACGTCATAGCCTTCGCTGTTCCAACCACTATGAATATCAGCATCCTCAATTAGGTCAAGAAATGCTTCCAGCATATCTCCTTCACCTTGTTTGCTATTCGGATATAATATACAAGTATCGCCCCAGCGTTCTTTACACATTGCCCTTGCTTCTTCAATTGGCAACCCTTTGGGAGGCATAGCAACTGTAATTAACATATCTAACCATTGCAAATGTACTGTAATAGCAGTAATAGGCATAAATGGATCTTCAACTGGAGCAAATCCACGTTCTGGATCAAAGTCAGTTTCAATATCCCAAAACGCCACATTCAACTTTGGTGCATCTTGGTTCAAGTAATTTTCACTTAAACATTGAAATATAGGATTTACATCCGATTCAAACATATTCTTGCCTTTATTAATAGCAAGTTCTTTTCGAAAGTCTTTTGTGTTTTTACATACTACACGTTGTAACGGATCACCGAAGATGCTTTTGTATTTGCCACGTGGATCTTCATAGTACCAAGTGTATTTGGCTTGATATTCATTATAAAGTCGCTTTCCGTCTTTGCGTTCTACTGCACGAATAATATCAGCGTCTCTATCAAAAAATGCATCTACATATGGCATTTATATTCCTTTTTTTTATATTATAGCACAAAGAGCTGTACAAGAGCAATCGAATTCATTACAACAAACCAAGCACATAATACAATGGCAAATCCTGCTTTGCGAATTATTGTACTAACCACACCAAGTATGCTACCTACTAGATACAACGGAATAAAAATCTTTGTTGCAGGATCTAATACTGTTACTGTAAGAATTGCACTCGCAGAAACTAGCAATATAGTTTCAACTAGTTCGCAATAGAATGCAACGGGAGAAAGTCTATAGCTTTCTTTAAAGAAGTTTATTATTTTATTCATTTTTATCGTAACCTGTAGTAGCTACGATTGTTTCCAGATCTTCAAATTCATCTGATACTCTACTCCAGTCACGCTTTTGTGCAACTTTTATTGCTTTATTAATAAGACTTGGCTTTACATCTAGTTCTTCTGCAACTGCTTTAACAGTTTCTTTTAGTCCGCCCTGCAGATCTTCAATTTCTTGTAATACAGTTACGCCTTCTTTTACCAGGCGTTCTAACTTGGCCTTTTCTTCAGGGCCATACACACGGTCACTCATATAGTACTCCTTAGTTATTTGTTTTATAATAATAGAATATTGTCAAAATGTCAAGCTTTAAATGACCCGTCTACGTGTTTATCTATATGCGCCAATATTTCATATCCTACAATTTCTGCTTTATATTCTTGGTGGTCACCTAAGTAAAGATACTTATATCCTTGTGACTTCATCCAAGCAGGAACGTGGTGACTAAAACGCCAACCAATACGCTTCCAAGGTTGTTCATAATTCCAAGCAAATTGTTGACTAAATCCTACTTTATCATTTGGATAGAGCAGTGTCTGCTCCCAAGCAATAAGTTTGTTATTTTCATACAAACAATTCCAAGCATAAAGATCGATATCATCTTGATATAAAGGATGTACACTTTCGAAATTTTTGTGTTTACAATATGTTACAAATACTTCTGAGGCTTCTTTTAGTGTAGGTCTTACAGATACAATATCCGGATCTAACTCATAGTCTATTTTAGATAAATCTATTCTACCGTACATAATACCCTAATCTTTGTTCTTTGAAATATGGCTCGATATCTTCGTACCAATCTTCGTAAGGATTATCTATCCATTGATATCCTTCGGTTACAAGCGATTCTTTATAACTTGTTGATGTATCTTGCCATATAGGTATATATTCATTCCATCTATCTTCTGATGTTCCATCTGGATTACCGCTAGGTCTAAAATGTAATTCTATAGGATTATTTTCTTTGTATTCTACATTTATTATAGGTATATCTATTGCTGCTAACGGTTCTGGTAGTACAGGTATACTATCACTTTTTTTCCATCTTGTAAACTTAATTACATTTGATTTATCATTCCAGCCTTGCCAATTATGCAAACATTTCCATTCATTGTCTTCTTTATAATATGTTGTTGAAAAATGTCTACCTTCAAAATACTCGCACCAAAAATATCCTGGAGGTACACTTGAAATATCACCCTTTTCTAAAACCTTTATTGTCGTACAAATACCCATTCCGCCTAAGTTATATATTGGTCTAATTACATATTCTTTTGTTGCTGGAATTTCTGTAGCACCTGGACCACAACTGTAGCCCATTGTTTCGGCTAGGTATAATTTGTTCCACCACTTATGTAAGTGTGGAAGTTTTTTGTAAAGTTCTCGTTCTTCTAAATCGTAAACATCAATAGTTTTTTTTAATTGAATTCTTCCCATAATGTCATATAAATTTCTCTTGCTTCTTCAAAATCTGGTATATCTTTAAATGCAGCATCAAGTCTAGCATTCATACTAGTATCGTTATACTTAAACAGATAAGGTTCAAGTATGCTTAATGCATCTTCTATAGTATTGTCATTCCCGTATTCGTCGTCTAATCCTACAGACTTGTATAATTCTTCGAGTTTTTTCATAAATGCTAATAAATTAATTGAGGATATAAGCTCACCTCTGCCCGCAATATCACCTCTGAAATTTTGTAATTCGTCAAGCACACTACTAATTTCATCTACGGAATTAATTATCTCTTCTTTGTTATCCTCTGCGTCTTGTTCTTTGGGATTAATGCCTATTTTATCTAATAGCGCCAGTGAGTCTTCGTCTGATCTCCACCAATCTTTTTCTTCTATTACACGTTGTAGATCACCATCAAAATATTTGTCTACTAGATCAAAATCTTCTCTGCTAACTAATGATTTTACAAGTCTTCTAAGGTGCTCCTCGTCGACATTATTAAACACACCTAAGAATGTAGTTCTATCTAATGCCTTTTTGAATTCATCTGCAACACCTTTTGGTGCAACAAAAGCAATTACCTCTAACGGACTTTTGCCTTTACTCTCAGCAAATTTTGTTAATAGTTTTGCCATTAACGGATTGCTATCAGTTGTGTTTTCAGAAAAGAATTTGTTTGTCCACGCATTGTCGCCTTTTCCACCAAGTTCAAATTCAATAAATTCACCTGTCTGTTGTTTGAATCCAGGATAAATTGTGTCAATGTATAATTTACTTGGATTGTTTTGTTCGAATATAAGGTCAACTGCTGCTAAAATAATGTCTTCTTTTTGGCTTGCTAGATCTCTAACAATATCAAGTTCTTCGTCAGTTAAAGCTATTTCTTCCTCACCGTCTGGTATTTCAAATGCTCTACTTCCTAGTCCTTCGTCTTGGTATCTTTCATCGAAATAAATGTTAGCATTTCCGCCATCTATCTCTCCATCGCCGTCATTATCTTCGCCATTGCCCACTAACCATTGTCTATCTCTAGCAATTGCGCTTTCAAAAAATGCAGTAGGATCAGTACCTGATTTTGCATATACTGTGCCTTCTTCAATAATACCTTTAAGTCTCAATGGGCCTAACGGAGCATACTCTGCAAATGGTGGCAAATGTGCGTAAAATCTTACCATTTCAGGATATGTATTATTCATAACATCTATGAATGCATTTATTGCTGAAATTCTTTCGTCTAATGTAGGTGCTGCATATAAATCAGGAAGTGTGCCACCGGTTGATTCAATTGCTGATCGTAGTAATGCATCTTCTAATATAACATCAAAAACCTCTGGTTCTATATCTGGCCTTGTTCTAGTCATTACGGCCATTATTTCAAATTCTTTATCACTGTTTGGCGCAGTAACAGTTATGCTATCTTGTTGTCCAAATTGTATTGCGCTATGATATATACGTGGATTTATTCTTTTTATTCTAAGTAGATGAGAAACAAATATACGTTCATACAAAGCTTCGTCTAATTCGTCTACCATACGTAAACTTAAATTATTACCTGTTAAACTATTATATTCAGATGCAACTATATCATAATCTTTTGCATTTGCAAGTTGCATCATAGCTTCTTCTATACTAACATCGTTGCTTTCAACACGAGCAGAAGTAAACACAGCAAAATAACGATTCTCAAATGCTTCTTCTATTTTTTCAGCCAACTGCCTTGCTGTAATTTGATCTATATTTGCTACATCATTTTGCTCGGACTTAGCATCTTCTTCTGCTTGTTTTTGTAGTCTGTCTTGTATTGTTTGTGATCCACGTTCAAATTGGTATTGTGCAATACTAGCAAAATGTATGTATAATAGTTTTGGTTTATTTAAATCTTCTCTATTTATATTAGGACCTAAATAAGTGGTTTGTAAAAGTCTTAATCTTTCAAAGCCAGGAATTAATGTAGTATCGCCTGCTATTTTACTAGGAACTTTAGTTGTTGGAGGTAAAGGACGCAAAATAGCACGTAGATTATCAAAAAGTAAATCTACATTTCTTGATTTGTTCATAATTGAATCAATACTATCATCTACATAATCTTTTATTAAGTCAGCTGTTGTGCCTTCAAATTGTCCTGTAAATCGTTGATTAACAATCGGAGTTAATACTGCTGCCCATCCATCTCTGCCAATATTTTGTATAAAAGTAGCATAATCAGTAACATTGTTAACATCACCGTTTGCAAATCTATTTTCATCAAATGCTCTACGTATTTTTACAAAATTATCTAGTGCAGTTTGTAATTCTCTATTTTCTAAAAAACCTAAATTATTCAAAGGAGCCAGTAGTATTTTACCATCTTCTTGATTAATAACTCCATTTACTGTCAAAGGCCGTGTAGTCGAATTAGCAGGTAAATCGGCAATTTGGATGTTAATGCTTTCTTGCCACGTTCTTATAGCATTTCCTAAATTAGCATCAAATATACCTGTTTCGCCGCCTGTCCACGCTTTGTCGTTATTAGGCCACCAATTACCTTCTGTTCTTTCGCCTTTTGCTAGAGAATGTTTTGCCAAAGCCCGCTGTATAGATTTAATTAATTCTTGGTCATTACTATCAGGACCAACGTAAACATTAATGTTTCTATTACTAGCAAAAGCTCTTAAAGCATCTTCCTTTAAGACGTCAAAAAGTTTCATTTACATTCCCATTTTTACACTAAGTGCAGCATACAACTGATCTTTAATACTGTCAACACTTGATTCTTTTGCATTTTTAGTTGCTGTAGCATACATTACTGCTTCTGCATCATCACCGTAACGATCTTTAAAGTCGCTTTTGTTTTTCTTCATACCTTTAACAAGACGTTCTTTTTCTTTTTCTTCACCTTTGGAAAGTTCTCGCTCATTTACAGATTCTTCCATACTTGTTGCGGCTGCTGTTGCTGCTTTGTTAATTTCTTGTTCACTTGCATCTGGCATAATGGCTTTAATCGCACGATAGATTGCTTTATACAATTCACCAGTTGGGCTAAATCCTATTTTTTTAGCAATACTTCCTTGACCAAAGCTTTTGTCAATAGCAGTCGTAAATGCATCATCATCTTCGCCAACTAACTTGTCTTTTAATGGATGTTTAGTCCGCCCTGGTTCTGCTTTAGGCATTGGATCTTTACCACGAGCATAGTCACCGTGTTTTTGACCTTCATTTATCTTAATGCCTGCTAGTGCTGCAAAATCTCTAACACTGTAATCTTTATCCATTTGTAATGAGCCTTCTGGCACCGCGGCACTTTCTGCAATATAGTCTACTTTTTCAACAGGTGCCGGAGCATTGCCACCTGCTTGTGCTCGTAGTTGTGCTAATTCTTGTTGTGGATCCACTGGATCCATTGCAAATAGTTTGTGTTGTAATGCATTGTAATCCATTGCGAATTCCTTACATTTTTACGCAGTTGTCTACAGTTTTACCGCCTTTTTTCTTAGTGCCCATACGCTTGTAGCCTTTCCAGCATACTTTGCCGTCAACACCTTTTTGCTTTTCTTCTGGGAGTGTAGTATAACTTGGCTTACTACAATCAGGACATAAGTCTTTTGACTCTGTTATTTCTTTCATTTTCATAGCTAAACTTCCTTTGTATGATTTGATTTCTCCGTCACTTAAAATTTTAGTAAACTTTTTTGGTTTGACAGACTCTGGAATTTTTGGTGAATCCATATTCATTTCATAATCTAAGCTATGGAATACACTACTTAAATAATCTGCTGCTTTTGTTATTTTAGCTTGTTGCCATCCCTCAATGCCTTCTGCTTCACTTACGTTTTTCATCATTTCGTGAAGTTTGATAGAATACTTGGCAATTTTATACAAATCACTACGTGCCATTTGTACTTCGTGATCACGTTCTGCGGCGTCTGCTAGATCCGCAAGACCTTCTTTGATTTTGTCTTTCATTATATGCTCCAAATAGTAATTACTATACTATTTATCTAAGAGCTTTAGGACTTTTTCTTTTTCTTAGATTTTGGGGAATTAGTTTTTGCTGTACCAGTTCTACTTTGCATAGGAGCCATTGGCTGTGCTACTGCTGCTACTGAACCTGCACTTGTAGTTTCGTGCATACTTTCGCCTTTAGCATACATTTTTGCATCGCGATCAATCTCGTCATCACTCGGTGCATCAAAATCATTATCAGTATTGTTTGTATCATCTAATCCGCCATCTTTGTGATCAGCTTTGAGTTTACTTTGTTCTGCTTGTACTTTTTGCGCAAATGCAACTAACTTTTTAATTACTTCTCTAGGAATACGACTTTTCTTTTCTACATCTGCTAAGTTTTTAGGACCAAATGTTGCACCATAACTTGTGAGTTCATCTCCAACTCTTGCCATAGCATTGCTTAATGCATCATCTTTAACAGTAGATGCCTGGGTTTTTAGAATGTGACCTAACGTAACTAATTTACGTTCTTGAGGTGTTAAATCAAAATTATCTGTTGCAATCTCATTTATCTTCATTGTATTTTCTCCAATATGCGTTGCGTTCGTTTGTACTTGCTCTACGTGCTTCGTGTTCTTTATATTTAGTTATGTAGTGTGCAAGTTCTTCTTTTGTCATTTCTTCTTACGTCCTGACTTCATATTAGCACACCAGTGATACATTTTAGCCTTTTCGCCACTTGCGTTCTTAGCACGTTTGCGTAATGCTGTTACACTACCATTACAACTAGCACCCGACTTCTTTACTCTACCAGGACGACTTTTGCCTTTTTTCTTACCATCAGCAAAGTTTTCACCGACTGCTTGTTTAATTGCTTTTGCTGTTCTTTCAAACTTGTGATCTTTATACTTGAAACCAATTCCGCCAGCATCTTCCCAAGCATTTATATTGACACCATAGTCATCAATTAATATATTAGATGTTCCATCATCATTTTTTGCAAACTGTGGTTTATTGTGTGTAATGTAAACATCTTTTGGAGGGAAAAATGCTAAATTCTTTTTGATCCATTCACGCTTATGTGGTTCAGACTTTGGATCATCAGCTAATGGAGTACTACAAATATAATATTCATTTTTTACTTTTTTTACCAAACCAAGTAAATCTTTTGCTTGTGGTAATAAAGGCAAGTTTAGCCAAAATTCGTCAGTGTCTCTTATCTTTTGTAGAGCATCATCTATATTGTGTTGTTTATTAATTTGAGTGAAATGATCAACTTGCATAATCTTTGCCCATTCACCAAAAAAATCAGCAAGTACACCATCCATATCAATATATATTTTTGTATTTGGATTTAATCCTACTTCCTCTTTCAAAGAAGCAAAATTTTTAATCTCAGAAAATCGCATCCAAGTCTCCATTTGTAATAGCTGAAAATATGCTTCCTGGTTTTTTGGGCCTGATTGCAATATCTTCTAAACTATGCCCACCTTCTATGCAAGCCCATTCCATTGCTGTATAACGTGGTTGTGTGCTTTCTGCTAATCCTAAATTATAAAGAACGTTTGTGCTGTTACCTTTTACTTTTTTACTTAGAGTAGGAGGACGTCCGTCTTTGTCTACTTTGTTGCCAAACTTTGCTGCTTCAATACTGGTTTGGTTCACACCGACATCAGGAGTAGTGTTTACACCTTTTACAATACGTCCTACACCTTCATCTATGTGTTCAATCTTCAACTGGTTTTTCTCCTGTTAAGTGTGGCTGACTAAACCAAAGTTTAAACCATTCTTCTGTGCCAGGTTGTATTTTCTTTTTACGTTGAATACGAGATTTTTCTGTGCCTGTTACACTTATATTCTCAGGGACATACGGAGTGAACCCTGTAAATTTATTACGTATACCTGCAAGATGTTTTAAGTCGGCAATATCCATTAGACTGCTGCTTTTCTCGCCTGGCTAATTGCTCGTGCTAAATCTGCAGGAGCTGCTTTTGGAAACTTTTTTCGCATATCATTTAGTAACTGTTTGTCTGTTTTAAAATTTAGGCGTTTTTTTGCAAAGTCCATATAATCTTTAAACGGATCTTTTCCACCGTGCATAATTTTGTTACCAACATTCTGCACAAAATCCATAACACCTTCATTTACTTCTTGTAATTCGTCTTGTATTAATTCACTTACAAGAACTGTTATATCTTTTTTATTTAATAATTCGTTTGGTGCAAAAGGTAATTCAAATTTAGAACAATAATTTTTTAAACCGTTGTTTACCATATCGTACAAGCATTTAGGTTTCTTGGTTTTCTTATAATCTTCAAAAGCCGGAAAAAATGATTTCCTATAAAACATTGGGTCATTTCTTATGTAAATTTTAAGATCTTCTTTTACATCATAATCAGGAGCTGGATAAATTTCTTTAGGAATATCCATATCGTGAAATTCATTTATTTTTACCATTTTCTACAACTCCAGTAACGTGCCTTATGACGTGGTCCTGGATTATCACAGTTGTGTCTTGCACGGAAACTTCTTCTACGTGCTGCATTGTCTTTTTTAATCCTTGCACCTTTTTGTCCAAAGTTTACTTTAACTACGTTGCCTTTTGGATTCTTAACATATACTTTAAACTTTTTAGTATCGCCTGCCATTGGCTTGCCTAGTTTGACTTTACGTCCTTGATATTCTGCTTCCCATACACCTTCGTCATCCACATATCCTGGATATCCAAAATATTCGTGAAAGTCTTGGTTATCTTCTAATGTTACTTCATTAACATTATCAAACTCTTCTGTTGCATTTATTTCAAAATCATTTAGTCCTAGTTCGAACAGTTTCATTGCTACTCCTTTTATTTCATCCTCATTTAGTGCAAACATAGTGTCAATGGTAACTGTCAAAGAGTTTTTACTTTCTTCTAATGTGTACTCACTTACATTTTCAAATAGTTTATTGTTTGTAGTAGATAGAGTTTCTGCTACAAGTTGATGATCAAAGTTTGCAAAGGTAATACTTAAATAGTGCATAATACTATTTATCTGTGTAAACTAATTGCTCTATTCTTTGTATGTTATCGCCTACTATCATTTGTGCTAATAATAATGCTTTTGTGTCGCGAACATAAAAATAATAACCTTTTACATAACCTGAGGAAGCACACGTTTCCTTAGCTTTTGCACCTATTCTACCTAAATGAGGATTGCTATCTAACCATTTTGCTAGTGCAGGCTTACCACGTTGTCTTCCCAGTGTAATTTTGTATTCATAATTTGGAGGAGTATCTACTAAAATGATATTTTTATTATTTTGTAAAAGGCTTACCTGCAATGGATCTGGTTCATAAAATTCTATCCAATTTACTTTTAATTTATTAGATAGTCCAATTAAAAATTTTCTATCATTAGCATACAACATTAAATTATTTAATTCAACACGTATTAAATAATCAATTTCTGTTTTGACTAAATGTCTATATATTGTTATTGCATCATAATAATGTTGATTATCGATTCTTTCTCTAAAAAGATTTCCGGAAAGATCTATTCCAGTTTTCTTAAAATTATGATGTCTATTACATTCGTCTAATTTGCCTTTTGCATAACTCAACGTACCTTCTTTTTGGAACTCTGTCCTAAAGAAAGACGAACATTGGTTGCGTATACTTAATTTATAAAGGTACTTATTATAATGTAATTTTTTAGATTCAAACAGTTTCATTTTCTTCAACTAAACAATCTAATTGTATCTCATCATTCCTAAAATCAATAGTAACACTACCTCCGTTTTTTAAATTGCCAAATAACATCTTTTTACTTAATGGTCTTTTAATTTGATTATCAATTACACGTTGTAAAGGACGAGCACCCATTTTGGGATTAAACCCTTTATCAACTAAGAAGTCAAGTGCTTCGTCTGTAATTTCGATTGCAATGTCTTTTTCCTGTACTTGCTTTTTAAGTTCTAGTAAAAACTTACCAACAATTTTCATCATAACAGGTTTATCAAGTTTACCAAATGTAATTACACCGTCTAGTCTGTTACGGAACTCTGGTGCAAAGTATTTTTTAAAGTCTGTATCTTCATATTCTTTATCAATATCTTCGCCGAATCCGATAGCATTTTTTTCTGCTTCTTGTGCGCCTAAGTTAGTTGTTAAAATAAGTGTACAATTACGAGCATCTGCTTCTTTACCATTAGACCCTGTGATTTTGCCATTATCCATAATTTGTAATAAGATTTGTGATACATCTGGATGTGCTTTTTCGACTTCATCTAATAGTAGTACACAGTTTGGATTCTCTTGCAATTTAATAATTAATTGTCCTGCATCTTCTTCAAATCCAACATATCCAGGAGGCGATCCAATCAGTTTACTGATACTATGCTTTTCTTGAAATTCGCTCATATCAAACCGCACTAATTTCACACCTAGTTGTTCTGCTAATTGTTTACTAAGTTCTGTTTTTCCTACACCTGTTGGCCCCATAAACACAAAAGATCCTACTGGCTTGTTTTCACTTTTTAGTCCTGCTTGTGCAACTAGTATTTTGTCTACAATATCTTCTATAGCTTTATCTTGTCCATACACAACATTTTTTAAGTTATCTTCTAAGTGTGCTAAATTTTCACTTTCACGTTCTTTGACTTGCTCTTCAGGTAAGTTAATCATTTTTGCCAGTTCAAATTGAATATTGTCTTCAGTGACAACTTTATTTTCTATTTGATCATTTACTTTGAACCTACTACACGCAACATCTATTAAGTCAATTGCTTTATCTGGCAATTTTTTGTCAGTTTGGTATTTTACACTGAGTTTTACCGCAGCAGCAATTGCTTCTTCTGTAATAGTTGTATTATGATAACTTTCATAATACTGTTTAATACCAGTAAGGATTTTGACTGTATTTTCTTCTGATGGTTCATCTACGTTTACTCTTTGGAATCTACGCATTAATGCACGATCCTTTTCAAAGGATTTACGATACTCTTCCCAAGTTGTACTTGCAACAACTTTAAGGTTGCCTTTTGTCAAAGCAGGCTTTAACATATTTGCTAAGTCATTGCTACTATTGCTTCCGCTTGCTCCTGCACCACTAATCATATGTGCTTCGTCAATAAACATAATAGTTTTGCCTTTTTTCTGCAATGCAGAAATGACTAATTTAAAACGTTCTTCAAAATCACCTCTGTATTTAGATCCAGCAAGCATACTACCAATATCTAATGTATAAACATTATATTCCTTGAGAAATTCCGGCACATTGCCATTAACAATATTAAATGCTAGTCCTTCTGCAATAGCAGTTTTACCAACACCTGGTTCACCAACCATTAATACATTGCTTTTCGTTCTACGTCCAAGTGCAAGAGCAACTTGTTCTAATTCTTCACTACGTCCAATAATGGGATCAATTTTATTGTTTTTTACAGCAGCGTTTAAGTCATCTGTAAACTCTTTAAGTGCTTTATTTGCAATACCTAAATTCTCAGGGCTCTCGTCATCAATTTGCCTATTAAATTCAGTGCTAATGTAATCTGCAAACTGCTGTTTGTTTACATTTGCTTGCTGTGTTATAAAATAAGCATAACTTTTCTTTTCACTAAGTATGCTTAAAAAAACATCTGAAATTTCGATCATATTACGCATACTAAAAAGCACTTGTGTAAACGCTCTATTCAATACACGTTCTACTGTTTGTGTCTTAGCAGGTTTATAATCTTTTCCTTTTTCTACAACAATATTATCAAGTTTTGTTTTTAAAAAATTTTCTAAATTTTTCTTGATATATTCAACATCTGTACCATATCCAGTTACAAGATCACAGAAATTATTTTCACACAACATTGCATATAGTAAATGCTCTAATGTGACATATTCGTGTCGTAGTTTTTTTGCATCTTTTACTACTTTGTCAAATACAAGTTGTAATTCTTTAGATGGTTCTACCATTTACTTTCCTTTTAATTTTTTTGTTTCTTTTCTTTTCTGCCAAGTTTAATTTTAATTTAGATACTCTATTAATGTATTGTACACCTTGTAAATGATCGTACTCGTGTAAAAATATTCTGGCATCGATATCATCATATTTTGTTTCTACGTGTATAATATTTTTACCATCAGCTGTAAGTGTATCGAACTCTACCATACAACTCATAGGACGTCTTACTTTCAAAAACAAGTTAGGATGGCTTAAACAACCTTCAATTCCTAGTTCCATTTCTTTACTAATGCCTTTTATTTGCGGATTAATTACTGTAGTGACATCGCCGTAATCTTTATTCAATAAAGTTTTCATTACAAAAATTTGTCCGTCAAATCCTACTTGATTAGCACTTAATCCAAGTCCACTATGTTGTCTCATTAATGCCATCATATCATAGGCAATAGGTGCAGGATGCATATTTGCTGTATCAAATGCCCTTACTGGGTTTTCTAACATTACATCAGGTGCGAGAATTAATTTCATCATAAAGTTGTTTTATCCTATCTAAATCTTCATACCTATCTAATTTAGGTGTTATTCCTTTTACCTCTACATACAAATTACCTGTATGTTGTGTTTTATAATCCTTGATTCCGTAGCCCGGAATACTTAATATTGTGCCTGGATTTGTGCCTGGAGGTATCTTAATGTTAAGAGGTCCGCCGCCTAATTTTTCGATAACCATTTCTGTGCCTAAAATAAGTCCTAATACATTTATACTACAATTTGTGCGTAAATGCAACCTATCTCTTACAAATTTAGGGTGACTTTTAATAATAATTTTTGCTAATAAATTTCCTCTAGGTAGGTTTGTATAAGTGTTATCTCCTAATCCACTTAATTGTAAAATTGTACCGTGTTCTAGTCCTGCTGGCACATTTATGTTTGCAACGACTTCTTCTCCTGACCTTAATCTATATCTTCCTACAATATTTTTGCCCTGTGCTATATCTTCTAAAGAAACTGTAACATTTATAGTAACGTCAGCATTGCGTCTTTGTTGTCGTCTCACTCCTTGATTAAAAAATTGTGAAAATATGTCATTCATATTTCCTGTGTTAAATTGAGCTTGCGGATTGTCGTACTCAGCTTTTTTGTCCGGATTTTTTAGTGTATCATAAGCTTCACTAATTGACTGGAAAACTTTTTGATCGCCGCCTCTGTCAGGATGGTGTCGCATAGCCAGCTTTTTATAAGCCCGTTTGATATCATCAGGAGATGCTTCTTTACCCACGCCTAGTCTTTTGTAATAGTCCATACTATTACTTATTTAGGCATTAACGTTTTTTGTTTGAACTTGATTGAGTATATGCTTGCCCACCAAAGAACGCTGCAACTATAGCTGCAACTGAAACAAAGTATGTTGCTGCCATACTACCTAATACAGTGGCAGCTTGATCTAGGTTCAAAAACACTGCTAGTACAACACTAAATGGATATAATAACATACCTCCAAGTGCAAACCAAGCCATACTACGCTGCGCATCTCGCATAGCATCTTGGTCTTCTAGCATCTTGCGTCTAAACTCTAATTCCATTGCTTTTTCTTCAGCATCTACTTGACCATCGCCATTCAAGTCTGCAGGATGATATCCACTAACAGGTTGCGGTGCTGGTGCAGGTACAACTGGTGCTGTAGCAACCGCAGCTGGTGCTGCTGCTGGCTTTGTTTCTGCCGGTTTAGGCGCAGGGGCTGAACCGCCGCTCTTAAGTTGTTCAGGTTTTTTTCTTGGCATTTTTGCCCTCCAATTTGTTTAATCTAGCCTCTATTGTATCTATTTTTGATGTTATTTTTGGATATTTCTTGCGCCACGCATCTTCAGGTTGTTCTAACCAAGTCCAGCCCCAACGTTCTACTAAGAAATCCATTGCATTGTCAAACTTTGCATACAACCACAACGCCATTCGTGTTGTACTAAACCAAGTTGAAAATGCAAGACCAATAATAGATCCTACTATTGCAGTATAGATCCATAATCTATCTCCTGCCATTTGTGTAATCATATCCCACATATTTTGCCCTCCTTGTATTTAGTCTTCTTCAATATTTAATGCTTGGTGTCCCCAGATTTCCATTACTACTTCTCCAAACGCTTGTCCAAAAAGCCACATCAATGTAAGGATTACTGCTCCTATGCATATTATCATTGTCCATACCCAAATTTGTACTAATGGATGTTTGCCTTCTGCCCAATGTGCTACTCTCTTTATTTTGTTTTTTACACCGCCTAGAAGATAATTTCCTATTATCCAACGTGCTAATCTCATTACAATTAGAATAGGCGAAGACAATACGTCAAACAATATTAAAAACAAGTCGACAGTGACATCTATGATGTTGTCGACGTTAAACCATTTTTTAAATTGCTTCCACATCTGCCCTTCTTTCTGATGTTTCTCACTGCACTGGTATTTATTGTAACAGTAAAGGTAAACTTCCCCGTGCTTCTGTTTGTATAACGTATCTTCTTATACCTATTGCTTTATTAGGTTTGAAAAGGTCATACCGCACTTCATTTCTTTGATTCCCTCCAAGTATCACCCAAAGTCCATTTTGCTCTTCAACAAAAAATCCAACGTGACCTTGCCAACCGCTATTGCCTCTTGGAAATACTACAATATCTCCACGTTGTATAAGTTCAGGATCAACTGCTTCTCCCCAAGTCAAAAAACTACGTGCCATAAGCGGAACATCACTTACACTTTCAGATCCTGGTATGTTTTCAATTTCCAACACAGCATTTACAAACGCCGCACACCATTCTGTACGCACAGGATCTACTCCTACAAAAGCTTCGAGCTCGTTGCGGTTTTGTCTTTCTTTAAGTCCTATATAAGTTTGTGCTGAAACTACTGGATCTACATTTGGAGTTACATTACACCCTGCGAGTACGGTTAAGAAACTACTCGTCCACAATAACTGCTTGATCTAATGCTTCCTCTGCTTTTGTATAATAGCCTTCGTAGGCTGCTATAATTGCTTGTTGCTGTTGTACAAGCGCACGTATGTCGCTGAAGTTGAGTCCTAGGTCGCCGTAGCCGTCACCAGTTAGACCGTATATAGCAAACGGTTTTCCACTTGCTGCAAGCCTAGCTATTACAGCATCAACATTGCCTTCATTGATAACAATCCATTCTAACTTGCGCATATTAAGTTCGTCAACAGGAGGCAGAGATAGTGTAGGTTTTTCAACTGGCGATGTGCTTATTTCAATCTGCTGTGGTTTGCTTGAGCAAGCCGCGAGACTTATAAGTATCGTAAAGCCAAGGACACTCTTTGTTAAAAGCGATGTCATTTTCTGCGTTCCTTTCTTTCTCTGTTAGATCTGCGCCTGATAGAAGTTCAAAACATCTACCTGCATTTGTAGTGCCTCTATTAACAGCACGTTCAATACCTTCAGCATTTGCTATTGCTGCTGCTGTCAAATCTATTTCTTGAAGTTTGTCAGCAAGTCTTTGATTCTGTCTGCGTATACTTGTGTACGCTTCGTTTAATCTAGTATTTTCTGCTTGGGCACTAGCATAACTTGTTTGTAGACTTTCCAATGCTGCTTCATTTGTTTCAACTGCTATTTCTAGTTTAGCATTGTTTTCGTTGAGTATTGCAATACGTTCTTGTGTATCATTATAGTACCAATAACCAATGCCGCCCATAGCGCACATTATTAAAAACATTACTCCTGCAAGTTTCAAGCCCATACCTAAACCACCTACCCTAATAACTTTCCCAGCGTGTTTGGTCCTACAATACCATCTGCTACTAGGCCGTTTGCACTTTGCCATTCTTTAACAAGTCTAGCAGTTCCTGGACCAAAGATACCATCAGCAGGCGAAATGTTCAATATTTCTTGTACTTCTGCTACTAACGGACCACGTGAACCTTGACGAATAGTTTGATTGGTATTTAACTCTTTTTCTTCTTCTACTTCCATTTCCATATCGCCGCCTAGCACATCTAATGCGTGTGCCCAATGCTTCTTACGATCATCTAGTCCGATTGTACCACCGTTGATGCGTTTGGTCATTTTGAGTATGTCCATATTATCACAATGTTTGTTGATGTTGTTTTCATCCCAGAACCAGCAAGCACTATCTAGCGCACCTTTTTTGGTCCGCACATAATCTACTGCTTCCTCTACACTCATTTCTACATCTTCTGCGAATTCCGTATAATTGTATCTGCCTGTAAGTTGAATAAGGCCACCGCCCCTAAATCTCCAGCCATCGCCGGAATTGGTATCGCCGTTGTCCATTCTATTTGCGTAAATAACGTTTGCAATTTTTTCAGGTTGTCTATGATATTCATTTGCATCTCTTCCTGCTCGTTTAAAATATTTTGGAAAGATTACATTAAGTGCTTTTGCACTGTAATTTAAGTTTTCACTTACTACTCTAAAACCGCCACTTTCGTGTCCGCATTGTGCAATAAATGCTGCTACTCTTGGAATGGTGTTAATATCCCACAATGGAAGTATTTCGCACATTGCTTCATACCAATCTTTCCAATCACTTCTGTGGATAAGTTCTTCTGCCATCCACGGTTCAAAATCAAAATCAAAATCTTCTTTAGCCATAGTTATTCCTTTTTTTCCGGGGCACAGGCTTCACATCTGCAACATTCACATATTTTTATTATTGTTGGTGAAGCATAATTCGGTATACCACAGTGTCCTGGGTATCCACAGTTTTTACAATATGTTCCGTTATAGTCTTTCGACCACGAGTGTATGTCCATTATTTTCCAGTGTTAACGTCTTGTCACCATATTTAGTAACGTTGTAGTCTCCAAGGTATTTAGTTAAAAATAATATTTCAGGATATGCATCTATGTTAATTTTTTCTTCTATTTTAATATGTTCTGTTTTATCAAAATCTTTAATAGCAAATTGTAATGCATCAGCATAAACTTTTTTTACAATTACATTTTCTCCAATGAAATCTACTTTTCCTGGTAGATTTGAAAAAAATGTTTCTGCGTTTTCTACAACTGTTAAACTATATGTCCTTGCATCAATTGGTACCATTTCTTGTAAATTTCCAATATTCGCATCGTAACTACGAAAGTTTTTATAGTATCTAAACTTGAAAGATTCGTTTGCAGTCAATTCGCCTACACCGTATATCATTTCAACAATATTGTCATTAACACTGTTATTTCTTTCAATTTCTACAAATACTTTGTGTATACCGTTATCAAGTTCGCTGGCAGTTGAATCTGCATCTAAAACAAAATCATAAGATTTTTCAATAAATTCAACTAAATCATTTGCAGCATTAGCTTCTTTGACACTAAAACTTATGACACAAATATCTTCGTCGTCGCCCATTTTACTTTTAAAATTATCTATTTCAAAAACCGGATTTACTAGATCACGTAAGTCGCCATTTTTTAAACCCATTATACTACTCCCGGATCTGCCTGTGGTGCAGTTTCAGTTGGCGCTATTGTTTGTTCTTCTTTTTCTTCTTTGTTGTTGTAAAGATCTCTATCGCCGCTATAAATGTCTAATATTAAACTTTTGGGCATTTTAATTTCTACTATCCAAACAGGCAATTTATCTAGTTTACCTTTTTTTGTACCTGGACGAATATCGCTTGGTTTGCGGATTTGTCTAGCTTTAATTATTTCACTTTTTTCGTACGATAACTTGCAACCATAATCTAATAAAATTTTACCGCCAGCAGGATCTGGCATATTTTTACGTGGCCACATAAATGAACAAGATACCCAATGTCTTTCAATTCTAGGACCTGCTGCTAATTCGCCCTCGCTCCAATTATCAAATACATAAAGCCCTAAGCTATCAATTACTCTTTCAAAATCCTTTAAGACTGTAAAAGCCTTATCGTCGTCGTGAATAGTTTGTAAATTTTTTATTACGTCTAAAGTATCTAAGATAGCCATAGTAGTCCTCGCTTTAGTATATTTATCACGATACTAATCTAACCTCTACAGAATTCAACACGTACTTAATGATTTACCCTTTGATGTAAATACATTGCAGGGGGACCTGCGTGGTCTCATCTGCTTCCATAAAAAGGAGACATTTAATGGGTGCAAAAGCTAAAGCCAAAAGGCAAGCAAGCAACAACGTTGTAAAATTTAACAACTTTCTTCCAAAAAAGTCAAAAACTATTGACATTATCCCCCGTAACAGAAATCAAGAAAAATATGTGTTATCATTAATGAATGATGCTAAAAGCATTGTATTTGGTATTGGTCCTGCAGGTACAGGTAAAACACTATTAGCCTGTCAATCTGCTGTAAAAAGTTTTATACAAAATGATGTGGATAAAATTATTGTGACAAGACCGGCAGTAAGTGCTGACGAGGATCTTGGATTCTTACCAGGTACACTGGAAGAAAAAATGGCGCCGTGGACAAGACCTATTTTTGATGTATTTAGAGAGTATTTCTATGCTGGCGAAATTGAAGGTATGATAAAAGAAGGTGTAATAGAAATATCACCTCTTGCATATATGCGTGGACGAACATTTAAAAACGCATATATCATTGCTGACGAAATGCAAAATGCTACTCCGAATCAAATGAAAATGCTACTTACTAGAATTGGTAGCGAAAGTAAAATGGTCGTCACAGGTGACTTAGCACAAGCGGACAGAATAAAAGATAATGGGCTTATTGATTTTGTTACGCAAATACAACGTAAAGACACCAAACACATTGATGTGTGTAATTTCAAACAAGGAGATATTGAAAGACACGAAGTTGTAAAAGAAGTATTAGAAATTTACGGCGATTTAGTGTAAAAAAGTTGCTATGTTTTTAGCATAGCAACAATACCATTAGCCTCCGTGTAAATTGTTTTATTCATAACTTTTCGCGGAGGCCAGTCGTAATATTGTATGTATTCATAGTAATGTACTAACCAAAGTACATCGCCATTATTTGTACACTTTGGTAACAAAGCAAACCGTCTTTGCCAACAATCTTTATAAAGGCTTTTTACCATTTCGTTTATGGCAACAAACTAGGATATTTTGGGATCCATTCACCTTGCACATCAGGTTTTTCTTTACGTATCAAATACATTAGATATTCATTTTCTGTGTACAAGAGTTTCCAGGATTTACCTTTTATTGGCGGCCTGCCCATTGCATCGTAAAATATCTCACCTTGCCAAAACTTTTTTAACCATATACGTTTTTTGCTGAAAGTACTACGAACAGGAAAATAGGCAAAACGTTCAATAAAGTAAATTTCTGTTTCAATGGTCGGCGGCATCAATATCTTTTGCTAATGGAAAAATTTCAGCTATTACTTCTGCACAAGCTTTTGCAATTTCCATATGCTCTTTTTGTGTACCGTTTGCACTACGTAGTTCAATGTAATGCACCCAACTACGAATAGTACCGTTCATATACAATCTTGTTTTAGTCAATCCTTCTGGCAATACTTTTCTTGCTACTTCTTTTGCAATACCGTTGTTAATTGCCCATTCATATGCACGACCAGCAGCAAAACATACATCTTGTTGCATTTCTTCCCACTTTACTACTAGTTCGGCCATACCATCTTCTGATAAGTCCAAATCAATGCTGTTTTGTCTATTTTTATTGTCTTGTAAACGTGCTTCGCTAGTAACAAATACTTCGCCCATTTCTTCAGGATTAGCATAACGCTGACTAAATTCTTGAAAAGCAAAACTCCTATGTCTTACAATTTGATGTGCAATATCTCTAGTAGTTTCAATTTCAATCACAGCATTGACCATTTCCAAAGGAGACCAATGTTGATGTTTAATCAAGTACTTAATCAAGCGTTCGCTTGTTTCTGAATTGATTTGCGCAGCAGGGTTTGATACCTTAGCACAAAACGCAATTAATTCTTGAAGGTCTGTTAATCCTTCTGCTTCAAAATCTTTTGTTGCTTTACTATAGCTTACTAAGCGAACGGCCATTCTGCTAATTCTCCTTTTAAATTTGATAGTCTTTGACTTAGGAATCCAATTGTAGTATGAATATGTCCTGTATCGTGAGGCTGCAATAAACTTTTGTAATACTCTATTTCTTCTTCCAGTACATTTATTCTAACTAAATCATTTATTAGTTTTTTGTTTTCTGTCATCTAAAATACTCCGCATTACATTGGTTGCTGTTTTTGTAAAATATCTTGGTGCTACACTATGTATAATAACCACAGGTACAAGTAACTGTAGTTTTAGTGCCACCATCAATGCTTTACCCATATGTTGTAAGCCTGTTTCGCCTACTGAGTCTAAGTGTAATTTACATTTTTTGCTTAACATTAATCTCCCTTTCCTGGAGCTTCAGAAAAATGCTCCATTTTATTTTCTACACCGTGCCATTCGTCTGCATCTTCGGGTACATCTTCAGAACGCATTTCAGTAATAACCGGCCACATATCTGCATATTTTTGATTAAATTCGACCCACTTGTCCATACCAGGAGCTGTGTCAGGAAGGATTGCATCTGCAGGACATTCAGGTTCACATACACCGCAATCAATACATTCAATTGGATTAATCACAAGCATATTTTCCCCTTCATAGAAACAATCTACAGGGCACACTTCTACACAATCCATATGTTTGCACTTGATACACTGATCATTTACTACATATGTCATAATGCTCCTAATCTAATTAATGTTGCTGCTAAGTTTATTTCTGGATCTACAACTAATGTATGATCCACCAACCCTTGCTTAATAATTAGCACTGCTTGATCCTGTTGTTCGTCTGTTCCGAAAAGTTCAATATTGTCATAAAGCCAACGATATATTTCCTCCATTTCTTCTGCTCTCACAGTACCACACAACAGTTTTCTAGCATCGTGAATCTTGCCTGCCTTGAACAGCTCAACCATATCCAGTTTCCAGTCTGCTTCGCCACTGTCACCTTCGTTAGGTTTTGTAAGCACACCTTCTACACTGTTCATTTGTACTGTGTTGATACACTTACGCAAGTCTGGATAAGTTGCTTTTACATAAGTGTCAAGTGTATCCAAGTCTGGAGTCACACCTTCTGTGATAAGAATCTCTGCAACTCTTGCTGTAAACTCTGTTTGGTCAATCTTAGCAATATGGAAGCCTTGGCATCTACTGTGGATAGCAGGAATAATTCTGTTGGGATAGTTACAAGTTAAAATAAATCTACTTGTAGTATGATACTCCTCCATCACACCACGTAATGCCGCTTGTGCGTTTGGCGACAAGTAATCAGCCTCATCAAGTAGTACAACCTTAAAGTCACCAAAAGGAATCATCTGTACAAACGCAACAATCTTATCACGCACATCATCTACACTATTTGTGCGACTTGCGTTAATCTCAAGTATGTCTAATGGATTAACATCTAGCTCATTAAACAACAACTTAGCAAGAGTAGTTTTACCAATTCCAGCATTGCCACTGAACAGCAAATGTGGAATAGTTTTGTCTTTGATCCAAGTCTTTACTTGATTACGTTGTGCGTCATCTCTAAATACATACCCGTCCACTGTTTTTGGACGATATTTTTCTACCCATAATTCTTTCATCTTTCGCTTAATGCCTTTATCATTGCAATTCTTTCGTGTTTTTTAACAAATTCTGTTTCGCCTTCATAACTATGACACTTGGCAAGCGCCTCTTCTACATACCATTTTATACGATATAAATCTTTTTTGCAATTAAAAGTTTCATCACCGGTTAGATTTTGATCAGATTCATTTAAGAAAATTCTATCTATATCGTTTTTAATTCCGTGTATGTCCCAAGTTTTAAGCATTTATTAGTGTACTCCACTTTTTTAATTTATCACGTTTTATATCTGCACGATTTAAAATTTCATACCAATCAAATATACCGTGCTCACTCATAAGTTCTAGCATACAAAATACATCGCCTGCTTCCTCTAACAGTTTAGCACGTTGTTGTTCATCGATCAAGTCTAAAGTTTTATACTTGCGCATAATCTTACTGCATCGTTGTGTAAGTTCCCCACACTCTTCCATAGTAATTGTCATTAACTGCTGAAGTGTGTTTATTGGACTTTCTTGCATCACTGTACTGCTAGTGGTTTGTTGTTTTGCGTATCGTGGTAATCACCAGACTTGTAATAATCACGACTTGCTTCTTCTTTTACCATCATTCCGTCTTTCATACGATATGTAATAATCTCTCGTCTGACAACTCCTTCGGTATCTGCGTTGAATGCATTCTTAAATGGACCATCTGTCATATTTTTACTCCTATGTTGTTTAGCATATTTTGTGCTAGTTTTAAATTTTTAGATTCTTCTTCGCTTATTTCTTGTATTAATAGTTCTTGTAATACAATCGCCATATTGTATTCTTCTTCAGATAATGATTTGAAAAAATCATATAATTCTTCTACTGTGTCAGCCACCCACATTTTATCTAATATGCGACACTGTTCTTCAGTCAATCCTTCTATGCGCAAAGACCTAACTCCTTGTAAACCATTTGGACACCTTTTGCCTGGAAGTATGCATCTGCTAGTGCATTATGCAAATCACTTTGCATTGCTTTACGTGGATCTACTTTTGCCATAGCAAATAATGTTCTGCTATCACGTACTTGCCAAAACTGCCACGGAATGTTTTTTCCACGCTGCCTTAACATATCTTCAAGTATAGTAATATCAAAACCATAGCCGTGTCCCCATAACACATCAACACCTACCATCCATTTAGGCAAACTATCTAAAAACACATCAACGTGTTCTCTGCCTTCTGTGCCAAATGCTTCGTCTTGTACTTTTTTATCTTGAGTTGCCCACCAAGCAATTGTATCGTCATTTACACTGCGGTCTTGTGTATCTAAATCCAACTTGTAATAAAACTCACTATGTGGTTCTGAATCGCCGTAAGGATCGAACTTAACTCCGCCAACTGTTAATACACTTGCACTTGGGGTAACATCAAGTGTTTCAAGATCAATCATTCCGTGAATCATAAAAATACTCCTACTAGTTTCTTACATTATAGCGTAATAACTAATAGGAGTCAAGTAAATTATTCTCTATTTCCTAATAACATTAATAGGAATTGAAATAGATTTACAAAATCTAAGTATAAACTAAGTGCCATTTGCACACCATATTTTTCAGCTACATCCATATTAGGTGCCGAAATATACAAGTTCTTTGCTGTCTGCGTATCCCAAGCTGTCATACCTACAAAAATAAGCACACCGATAATACTAATTGCAAATGCAAATGCGGAACTTGCTAGAAAAATATTTACAATACTAGCAATAATAATACCAATCAAGCCTACAATGAGAAAACTACCCATAGTGGTGAGATCACGTTTTGTTGTATATCCGTAGAGACTGGCGGCTGCGAATGTTGCTGCTGTGATAAAAAATACTTGAGTTATACTCGTCGCTGTATACACCACAAAAATTGTACTCATACTTACACCCATTACTGCTGTAAAAATGTAGTAAAAACGTGTAATACCTTGTAAGCTCCAGTTTCGTCCTGCGAAACTATAATATAATATCATTCCTAAAGGAGCAAACATAAACAGCCACATTAAGCTGCCCATACTATAAATCATACCTGTTGTAAAAGTTAGGTATGCAATAAAACCACTTACTGCTAATCCTAGTGCAGTGTGATTATACATATTAATCATAAATTTACGCAAGCCTTCATCGTATGCACGACTTGCAATATTTGCGGTTCTTGATACCATTATAAGTCTCCTATAAATTTAGCAAGTTGTGGAGCCTTCCATCCTTCCGGCTTTAGAACTTTGCCATCTTCACGTTTACGTACCTTGCCTGTGTTTGGATCAATCTTAGCAAAGTTTGTGTCCATTACTTCTTTCCAGGCACCTTCGGCGTCCCAGCCTGCGGCACGAATAGCACCCATAGTAACAACAAGGATATCCACTAGTGCGTCTAGTTGTTCTACCTTATCGTTGTCTATAAGAGCTTCTTCCAGTTCGTCTGTTTCTTCTCGAATTAAATCAAGATACATTTTATAGTTTGCTTCACTTGCTGGTTGGTCACACGCTGTTCCAAACGTGTCAATATCTTTAAATGGATTAGTCATATTATGCTTTTCCAATACTAGCACCTTGGGGTTGTTCTTTGCTCCAACCCATAATGCTTTCTGCTTCTACCATACGTAGTGTTGATTCACCGGTTCCTTCATCGACATCAATTCCACGGGTCCAACGTCCGTGTTCTACAAGGATCCAATCTCCAACTGAATAATTATCCTTGTTTTCAGGACCAACTGCGTGTACACGACACCAGCGTGGATAAATTCCACGTTGTGTACCATCATCACCTGTAAGTATCAAGCCACCTGTAGTAACTTGTTCTCCAAAATGCATATCACTTACAATTACTCTATTTTTTATAGGGCTGAGTTTACCCTTTACTTTTGGTGTAATTTTAAATCCACCACCCATACCGTCTGAGCTCATTAGTTACCTTTCTTTACAAAATTTCCTTCAGTGTCTTCGATCCAATCATCTTCGACCGAGACTTCTTCGATTACTTCTTCAACAGTTTTTGGTTCTGCCTTCTTTTGGACAGGTTTTACCGCCGGCTTTGGTACTGGTTTAGGCGGAACAGGTTCGTCGTCAAATTCAGCTATTTGAGCTGCTTCTGCCGATGTTAAAGATTCCGTCGATTTAGTAGGAATTTCGTCGGCAACTGGTCTGCTACCGTCATAATAATCTCTAACAACTTCTTCTCTTTTACGAATAATTTTACCGCCTGCGCCTAGTTCGTCACCACGGGCATTTACACGAGCATTTCCTACAGCAGGGGTAAGTTCATTTCTTTTGATAAGTTTATCGATATCTACAATTTTACCTTGCATTGATCTGTAAACTTTTTTTGTCTTTGGTTTCATAGCCATAGGGTTCTCCTAATATAGTATATATTTAGTCACGTAAAAATTCACGCCAGTCTAAATTGTAATTAATGCTATTAATACGATGTACGCCAATTAAGTATAATACATAACTTGCTACACTTGATCCACGTCCTACACCCCATATAATATCATTTTCACGCATAAAGTCTACAAGATAGATCATATAGCGTAGCAAGTCCACCATACCGCGTTCTCTAAACGCTTCAAGTTCCTCTTCTACTCTTTTCCATTCTGGTAATGTCGTAGTGTCAATCTTATCTATTTGTAGTTTTTCCATAAGTCGTGATGCTATCCAACTTTCGTATCCAAGTGTTTTGTATTCATCAGGCATAAACCATTCACTTTGACATACACCGTCAAAAGTTTTTTGATCTACATCTAATGGAATATACTTTTGTAATTTGTCAAGACCCTGTTCTTCCATAGCCTTGTTAAACTTGTCTACATCGTCTGATTCGTCACATAGAACCACGTGGCATTTTTCTACATTGCCACTATAAATCATATCTAACAAATCACGGTTAGAGAATCGTGGAATACCTAATTCATCTGTTTTCATAAGCATATATGTATATTACGATACATTTATCAAATTGTCAAGATCATTATCCGGACTTTGATCCCTTTTTTTGTTTCTGTTTCTAGTTTCAATTTCCATTTGGAATGTGTCTATTAACAAACTAATTTGCGATTGAACTTCAACATTCATTGTTGTAAAATACCTTTTTTGTAAAGTTACAACTTTTTCTTGAAGTTGTGTGTCCGTAAAATTATTTAAGTCATCAATTAATGGATGCATTATGTTGTTGTTACAAATTGGCCTTGGTATTCCATATACACATCAACACCATTGTTGTATGTCCACGCACGTACTGAAATACTTTGATCGGCAGTAGCAGGAACATTAATTGCCCTATTTGTCCACGCACCGTTGTTATCTGTATAAATGTTAGCTGCTCCTGGGCTTGCAAAGGTTACAGCTTGTGTACCACTACCGTTACCCGAAAAGTGTACAACCATTTCGGCAAAATTGCTTGTTTCTGGCCAATCATCAAAAGTTACAGTAATAGTGTTGTTAATATTTACAAGTCTAAAGTAGTGTCCTGATTGAAAACTTAATGTTATTGAAGTATCACCCAAAACATTTGATTCGACACTCTCTTTTTGACTACTTAATAAATTTACATTTGAAATTGTGTTATTATTAAATGTTGTTGTAACATTAGTTTTGGCAGTATTATCCTGCAAAGTTGTGATTTCACTATTAGCAGTTGCTAATCCAGTTTTTATAATGTTAAAGTTGTCACGAAATCCTTGGGTGTCGTTATCAACCCCTGCAATTGGATACGTGTCGTCTATTGTTTGCGATATAATATTACTTGCCATAAATTCTTTTCCTCTATATATTTATGATTAATTACTAACCACTGTTAAAAGAATGACGTGGAAATAAAATAAATGTTTCTTGATTATTATTTTCTGTTTTATCAACAATATATCTATCAATTTCATAATTTATTTGCTTAAAGTCAAACTTAGCGTTTTCTATATTTTCTTTAATTGTTTGTGCTCCACCTGGCTTAGTGTAGCATAATGGTAATGCTGTTACATAATCAATTTCTGATAAACTTCCATCTTGTGCAGTACGCATCCATAATGGTAAAAATTCTCTTTCATTAGCACCAATGGCAGCAATACGTTTACGCATTGTTCCAATATTGCTAAGATATCTAAATCTATCTTTTGACTGACTTGTGATTACACTTGTTTGATCAACAGTGACTACATCACCGTTTGGTCTAAAGCGATACGGATCGCCACTTGCATCATTTGATAAACTGGTTGTCTGTACTGATACTGTACCATTTCTACCAATAATTGCAATACCCCCGTTTGTAGGTAATGTTAAATCACCTGCTCTTGTTTTAATTAGTAGGCCTGCTTCGTCTCTAACTTTTATAATTACCCCGTTTCTAGTGCTGATACTAAAAAATCCTTGACCTTGTGCTTTTGCACTATCGTCATCTCTTGCTTCTTTTTTTACTTGGTTAATTTTTAAATCTGTACCTGTGCGTATAGATGCTCGGTCTTGTGTTTCACCGGTTTCTGGTTCGCCAGGGTCAATCACATCTACATATACAACTTCATATACAATATCATTTGTTCCGGGTTGTTTAGCAACAGCAGTTTTTAAACTACCAAATGTAAACTTTTTCTTAGTATGATTTAATGTAACCGCAGCAGCAAAACTTTCAATATTTTTTTGTTCAATTCCTGCATAAGCAAGTGTACGTAAATCTTTTTGTAATCCAAAATTAGTGTCATATGGGCGATAAATTAAACTTGCATCAAAAATTGTATAATCATTAATAAATTCATTATATAAATTTCTTTGTGCAGTATTTAAAAATGGTTGCATATAAACATTGCTGTATAATTTTGTATCAAGATCAATAATGGTAATACTAAATGTTCTTGATAATGCACTATAACCAAATCTATCTCTTGCTAAAACTTTGAATGTAAATTTTCTATCAAATGTAGTGCTAGTACCGTCAAATGTAGTAGTTCTATCATCTATAGTTGTTAGTCCGGGATCAGCAGTAGTACCGAATTGCTTAACTGTTCCAGTTATTTCGCCATTACGCTTTAATTGTAAACCAACAGGTAATTTTCCTGATATTAAATCATATCTTAGATTAGCACCTTCTAAAGTTGTTTCAGCTTGAACATTTAAATAACTTATTCTATTAGCGCCTAAGGAAGGTAATGTTTCTGGAGTAATCCATCTAATTGTACTATCAACATTACCTAAAACTTTTAGGGTAAATGTTTTACTAGTACTAGTAAATTCACTTTGTGTTTCTAAAATTCTTTTGGTAATACTTTTATCTTTAATAGCACCTAATGCAAATTGCGTATCTTTTGCTACATTCACGGTCCAACTATTTGTAAATAATGCTTTAACAGTATCTTCGTCTACAACACTATAAACTGGAGAACTGTCTTCAGTTTCAAATACACTTTCAAGCAAGTTTCTATTGTTCGTTAGGGCTGTTTGTGGAATGTTCACAACTATGCTTGTTAAGTCAGTAGCGTCAACAATAATTAAATCTTCATCTATATTTGCAACTTTACTTAAAGCACGTTTTACAGATGTTTGAATTGGCTCACCAGGAATAATTGATATTCCTGTTCCTGTAAAATTAATTCCTAAACTTTGATTACTTTCGCCTACGAATCTATAATTATTTACAAAATTAATTTCTTTAACAAAATTAGCTGTGGTGCCATAATTTATGTTTCTTGATACCCATTGTGCTATTTCTGTTTCAGTTAAATTATTTCTGTAAAATAAAGCAATACTATCGCCAATAGTTATATTAGTGCTTAATGTTAGTGGCTTTAGAAAAGGACTCGGTAGTAATGGAAAACCTAATTGTAAAGTATCGTATAAAAGATTATCTTCATTTATTTGTTCAATAAGGTAATCATTATTTTCAATCGTAACTTGTGTCTTTTTAAGTGCTTCTACATCATCAACTCCATCATCTAAACTTCTAGAAATTTTGTTAACTTTTACTGTAGTCATACCTGCAAGTGTGTCTTCAAAAATATTTGTGTTTATTTCAAATACTTCTTGATCAGCTTCACTTCTTGTTGCCTCAATTGTAAATTTGTAATCTACTTCTACCGCAGGCTGATAAGGAATTATTCCTGCTAGTTCTCCAGTATCAGTATCAAAATCCAATCCATTTGGAATTATACTTCTCGACCCGTCATCGTTGTATTCACGAATGTTATATTTTACATTGCCTAACAAATAGTTTGGATCGTATACATCAATAAAAATTGTTTGATAATTATCTGCTCTGATACTACCTAAGTTACCTCTAGTTAACCAAATAGGTTTTCTTAGATATGTTACATCTGCTGTAAACAACCCTGTAGCAGATCTCATTATAGTGTTATCTGCTCTTAGGAAATCGTCACTTACAACGTAAATAGCAAAACGCCTTCTGTTATCACTTACATCATCTGCTACAGTAACAAAGAATTCATATTCTCTATTTAATTTTCTTGGATTTCTACTAGGCAATCCGAATCCATAAAACTGTGCATCATACGGATCACTATCAAAACCTTCAGTATCAGTAACACCTTGTTGTTGTCTAGTACTATCCCCATAAGGATCATAATTGTCTGAATCTAATGCTAAAATAGGATCTACTATACCTTTAATGTTACCTTCTTTTGACAAAGTCAATCCAGGAGGCAATTCTCCGTCGCCCTCTGCAATATAAAATGTTAAAGTTTCTCCAGCTGTTAAATCTGGATCAATAACTTCTAGATCAAAATCTACTCTACTGTTATCTAAAACGAAGAATGCATTGCTTGCTCTTTCTGGGGGAACAGGACTTGCAGTGTAAGGTAAGTCGTCCCATTGTAATTCGTCTCTGTCCCAAAACCTAAATACTAATCTTGTATCATTGTCAAAATACTGAATCCATACATCTTTGTCTTCAGGGTCAATTGGTGCTGTTTTTGTTAAACTATATTTTTTTGGCACCCATACTTCTGTGTTTGCATTGAATCTAGTTAATCTTAAATCTAAGCCGTTGTTATCAGGATTGATGTTAAACCAAAAATCTACATTTAAAGGATTTGGTCTTGTTGCGCTAACTTCTAATATTGTGTCATTACCGTAAACACCTCTTAGACTATCCTGGTTAAGTAATTTCCACAATCCATCATACTTAAAATAAAATACATTGTTTACTGTATCAAATAAATATTCTCCGTTATCACCAGTGGTATTACTAGGAACACCTTCATTATATAAAACTGTTTGTTTAGTGTAAGAGGAATAGCTAACAGGAGTATTTGCTTGACCTCCCATACCAGAATGATTTATACAATAGTAATATAAAGTAGGTGCACCTACTGGAATAGTTATTTCTACATAGGCTAGTTCCGCTCCTGCAACTCCAAACACAGTAACGCCTTCAGTATATTCTTGCCCGCTGTCCCAAATACCGTTTGGAGTAGTTGAGAATCTCAAACCGTGAGTCGCAACAGATATGTCCGATACATCAAATCTATAAGTATTTCCTTCTCTTAATTCTAAAGTAGGACTAGGGCCATCGAAGCCTTCTATGTAATATTTGTTACCTGTACCATACTGATTAGTACCAGGTGCTACTGTTACTTTGTAATTTACAGTTGATATTGTAGAATATATACCAAAGTTTGAGTTTGTTTGATCAAACCAAAAACTTTCTGTAAATGTAGAACCTATATTTAAATCGCCTTCGGGTGTTAGCCATTCAGGAGCATCTTCGCCTTCAATAGTAATTTCAAAGGTACGATCGCTAATTGTGCCATTAAAAGTTGCTCTTATAACAAAAGAAAAAGTAGTAAGCCTTTTTACTTCAAACGCAGACCCTTTGATTTGATTATTTTCTAATCTCAAACCAGAAGGCAAGTCTCCTGCAATTACACTAGTAGTTGCATTAGCAGTAAGATCAATAGGTAAATCAATTGTAACTGTTGTTCTTTCTAAAAACCTGCCTAAATTGTAAGGTGACTCTTTTGTCCATACGGTATATGTAGGATCAGCAATAACTTTTATAGCAAGCTCTCTATCATAATAGCCTTCATTGTCGTGTACTCTAACTGTAAATGTACTAGTTGTAGTTGTATTTTGACTTACTGGTGCACCGACAATAGTGTTATCTACTAATGTTAATCCGGGTGGTAAACTGCCATCTACTATTTCTGACCAAATATATCTAAATGCTGATCCGCCTTGGTCTCTGAATTGTTTTACATATGTAGGACTATCGTCTATCAGCACACTATCTGTCTGTGCATACGGTCCTTTATCAAAATTCTCTGCAAATAAAACTGGACCTGTAGGCTGGAAATTTGCACTAGCCCAATCCTGTTTTTCTCCATTTCCGTTTAACAAACCAGTATCAGTTGTTAGTATTTTGTAACTAGTTAATAAAGATACTAATCTATCTGCTTGGGGGAGTTTTTCTAAATTTGAAAAAAATCCTGGCATTGCATTTTGAATTGCAGTAATTTTTACACTGTCTAATGTCTGTATATCTCTAGCATTGCTAAGTGCAAATAAAGCTGCTAATCCTTTATTAAAATCTGCTATGGTATTATCCATATCGATGTATACCTGTGTATTAGGTCCTACATTTTCTGCTATAAACTGACTTATACTATTTGTGCTATTCTCTGTAGTAATCGGTAATGGCAAAAATATTTGACTTTGGTCATCACTATTGATTGTTAGAATTGTAGATCCATTACTTACATTGAACATTTAAATTCATCCTCAACTTACAATCAAGCCTTCATCAAGCGTGACATTAACCGGAGATGTGACAGTTCCGAAATCGACATCTGTTACAATATTTAAATAATCAATAATACTTGTTATAGTATTACCAACACCTCCAAAATCAAGAGATGCAACATCTGCAAGATCGGTTACATTTACACCATTGATTGTGCCACAGTTTACTATATTATTTTGTTGCATATTTAACGTTGCACTCACTGCCGGTGAATTTTCTCTAACCAATTGACTATCAATTGATATAGTTTTAGTATTATTATCAACACTCACCACTGCGCCTGTGTTTACAGCGCCTTGGAATATTATAGGCTCGCTAACATTGCTTGTTATAGTATTTACACCGTCCGTAAAAACTAGTGTTGCTTGTGTGCTTTTTAAGAATAATGTGTTTCCATCATCACTAACTCTAAATGCTACTGTGCCAGGTGCAAGCGGATCAGGTTGTAATGCTCTAAAATTAAGTGTACTACCTACTTTGTCTTTGAATAATGTGAAGCCGCCTATGCCTACATTTGCACCTTCGACATTTGCAGCTCTTAGATCTAGTTCATCAAAGTTTTGATTTACCTTAATAAATGCTTCTCTTAAATCATCCCCTGTGCCGTCATTAGCAAGGTTGCCCACATTGATAACTTGGATTGCCATTATTTTTCTCCGTTTTTTATATTTATCACTTACGGAAGACTATTAAGAACCAAGTGCTACCCAACCTGTTTGAGTACGGAATTGTAGTTCATTGTCAGTTATGTTAAGAATAATTTCTCCAGGTCTTGGATTAGAAATAGCGTTTCTTTGTGTAGTTGTAAAATAAGGAACTTGAAGTCCTCTTGTACCATTAGTTGCAGGAAGTTGCAACCATCCTGCGTTGCCTTGTCCGTCAGCGTTGGCAACGTAGTATTCCGCATAATCATTTGTTTGGTGGAAATCTCCAGTTTGTGGTGAACTAGGACGAGATGCATTAGGCTGAATTCTAAGGTAATTATTTACAGTCACTCTGTTATTTTGACCTGCGTCAATAGATATATTTCCACTGTTTTTTACTTCCGGCGTATTGAGTCGCACTGTGCTTGTCATCTCATTACCCGTAATTTCATTACCAGCAGTAATATCTCCATTGGTAGCAACTATGTTACCATTTGTTGTTGCAAAGTTACCATTTGTACTACCTAGACTTGTTACCACAGTCAAGTTAGTGACTTCTGCGTTAGTAAGAGCACTAGTTCCTGCACCGTTAGCAGTAATCGTTCCAAAGGTAGCACTTTGCGTGGTAAGTGCGCCTGCTGTCAACACAGCATCTAAATCTACGTTTAACAATACTTGTGCAAGTGTAACAAACTGTGTGTTAGTATTATCAAAAGTAAAAACACCTGTGCTACTGTTATATGAAATTGGATCACCTGCACTTAAACTTGCTCTTGTAATGTATCCTTGGGCATTAACTTCTGTAAGTGTAATAAAATTACTATCATTAGCAAGCTGGCTTGTTGATGTTGGTACCAATGCTGGTGTAAAACTAAATTCACCTGTGCTATCATCATAAGTTAAACTACCATTACCGCTTGCTGGATTACTTATAAGGCTTAGATCAGTTAATTCAATACCGCCTCCACCGCCGGTATTGTCTACACCTTGCCAACTAAATCCGTCCCATTTTAAGATTTTATCGACTACACTTCCATCTGAAGGATAGTTTGCAAAAACATCTGGAATATCAGCAAGTCTCTCAATTCCACTAATGACTGGTTTGTTATTAATAAAACTTGGATCATTAGGATCTGTTTCATTCCAATTAGGTTGCACTTGGATACTACTTAAAGGATTTCCACTTACTGTGTAGTTACTTGCATCAACTACTCCGGCAGCAGTAACACCACCTGTTAAAGTTAATGTTCCGCCAGCAATAGCTGAAATATCTGCACCAGCAGCGGTAATTGTGCTGCTTAAAGTAATTGTTGCAGCAGTCAACTGAGATACTAAAGACAGATTGTTTAAGTTAGCAATGCCGCTTCCTGTCATATCTAAAAAATCGCCATCTGGCATTTCTTTTATATTTGAATCTGTTGCATCTACTACTAGTGGAAATCTATTTGCCATTCTATATGTCCTTTTTTATATTTATCGTACTCATTACAATGCAGCTATTCTTGCTTTGAAGTCTGCGAAATCTGCACTTGCTGCTACTTCAGTTTTTAGTGTTGCTAAACTTACGTATCCTGGAATAACAGCATTTACAGCATCTACTAACAATGTGCTATCGTCAGCAAATACACTACCTTGTAAATCTCTAGGTGCTACTAGTAAATCATCAGTTTCTGGTTTTGTGTACACTTGTATTTTTGTATATGCGTCTGTAATACCAAACCCTGCTAATGTATCTGGAGGATTTGCTAAATCAGAAAAACTTATTAAGTCATTAGGAACAGTTCCTGATAATGCATTTGCATTTAGACTACTGTTAGGTCCATCAACAAGCATTGTGCTATCAGCACCTATAATTGTTTGTGCAGCTTCTCCACCTGTCCTTGCGTATAGTTCTGCAAAGTTATCATTAATTTTTATCATTGCAGCACGTAACGGATCACCTCCACCGCTGTTTGCGCTAGATCCTACGTTGATTACTTGAATAGCCATTATACTCTCCCCACTACTAGTTCAACGACACCGTGTCCGTCGTCATCTTTTGTACCTACTGCTTTACCAATAACTTGTCCAATGCCTGGGGAATTATTTACTATACCGTATCCGGGTACAGCACTAGTAACAATCATATCACCTTTTTCTACTCTACCAATTACTTTACAAGGTACACGCCCTTGTAGTGCTACACCAACAACATTGTCTCCTTGTAATGCACTATTCATTAGGTGTGCTGGATTAGTTGTAACTACACCAGCAGCTTTGTGATCATTTTTTGTATTACATAGTGTAACTTCTGCTTCACCACCAAATACTAAAACTGTACCTGGTTCATATTCTTTATCTGCTAGATAGTTTTCTGCAAGGTCAGCATATAGTGCTTCAGTGGCTTGTCCATTAAACACTGTTGCCCAAACTGTATTGTATCTGTTACCATTAGCACCAATGTTAACATTATTATCTGCTCCAATGTTTGCTGGACCAGTTATGTTGCCAGAATGATTAATTGTAGTAAGTCCTGTGAGTGCTGTAATCGAACCACCTAAGGAAACATCAGTGCTACCAATTGTAATACCGTCATTTGCAAGTTCACCGTTACTGATTTCACCGGCTTGTAATGTTACAGTTTTGCTACTAAAATCAAGTGTGCCTGCCATTTCATCAGCACTAACACCTCCGTCTTTTATTCCTACCCAGCCATCAGTAACTTCAAAATTAGCACTATCAAAACTTGCCAAGCCGCTTAGTGCTTGAATAGCTTCTGCATCACCTGTTGGTGCAGGCGTAAATGCTGTTGTTAATTGCATAGCTAATTTACTTTGAACTATTCCTGCATCATCATTAATATCAGTGTTTATAATTACACCCGGTGTAATACTTGCTGTAAGTTCGTTAGCTGCTGTTCTTGTTAAACCAATATCACCTACTACATCAGCATTTTCACTTGACTGAGCAGTTCCGTTAAACATTAGAAGTTGTCCAGAAAGTGGAGCACCTGTACCTGTTATTGTTACATCGCCAATATCATTAAGTTCATCTGTTTTGCTATCTACATATGATTTATTTGCACCATCGCTGCCGGTAATAGGAGTAGCAAGATTTGTTAGTCTATTACTACCCATATTAAGAACATCTTGCATAGGTGTTTCACTGAATCCAGCACCGCCTAATGATAGAAAGCCTGGTCCAATTATTGGAGTATATGGTTGCCCATCTCTATTTAAACCTAAACGTGCATTGATATATCCTTCAACTGCTGTTTGTGTTGGTACTGCATCGCCTTTAGCATCTGTGAATGTGTCATCAGCACTAAATTCATTTACACGTACACCACGCTTAAATCCAATACCGTCAATGTTTGTAAGAACAAGTGCCGCATTAAATGTAACACTACCTGTACCCTGATCAACTGTAAAGAATCTACCTACACGGAAGAAACCATCTTGGTCAGTAAGTACAGCAAACACACGCCCTTTATCACGTTCTTGCACCTGTGCTTTACTTGCGTTACCTGTACTGTCAATTGCATCGTTAGTGCTTACAACACTTGTACCAAATGGCTGACCAAAAATACGATCTGGATAGTTACTTGTATTATAACCACCTGTACCAATATCGAGCATATCGTGTCCTGTAGCTCTTGTAGTACTAATGTTGACAGTTATTTCACCATCTTCTCCAGCTACTAAACCACCTTTAAGTGTTATACCTGCGGTGTTGGTTAAACTCGTACCTAATCCTGCCGCGGTTGCTGGCCAATTAATATCACTGTTTGCTTTATCACTTATGCCTATCATTGCAATTGGTACAACACCAGTTCCAGGGTTGAATGTATATTCACTATAAGTATCTACAACGTGTACCTTGCCACCCCAAGCAAATATCATTTCACCATCGGCAATTCTTGCTTGGTTAGTTGCATCAAGTGGATTAATTATAATAAATCTATCTCCAACTTTACTACCAAATGTTTTTGCTGCATCCGGAGTAACACCGCCTAGGATATCTGAATAGTTAGGATCTACGACAAAAGTACCGTTGTTTTCTGCTGTTGCAATGTAATCATTTTGTGCAGTCAAGTCAATGTATCTATAGTTACTGTCAAAAGTAACAACCCGTTCTGTAGCTGTTGTATTATATCCTGCAAGTATTGTGGTACCGAATGCAATTGTACGGTAAGTAAGGTCTGCATCATCTGTAAATACAAATGCAGTACTTGGTCTTGTTGCTGGATTGACTACAGGAAAGTTATTTAGAATGAAATTTTGTTTGTGTCTAATAACACACTGAGTATTGTGAGGTGAAGTTTCTTGTAGGCCATTACTTGCTGTTCCTTCAATACCAGTACCTAAGTTTAATCTATAAACTCTGTTATCACGTACTGCTGAACTATCATCAAAAGTAGCAGTACCTGTGACAGATACAGCAGTTACAGTGCCACTGCTTACTGTGTCGATTGTTATCGTTGCATCATTAGCAGTGGTTGCACCACCTAGTAAATTACCTGCTACCACAAATGTTTCACCTACTGCATAGCCACCGCCAGCGGTGAGAATATCCACTTGATATCCGTTAGTTCTATTTTTTGTAATTTTAAAAGTAGCTTTTGACGATTGCGGACTACTACCTGCATAAGTGGCAGCAATGGTATCATTTATACCATCATATTCGCCCCACTTATATGTAAGTTGTTGTGCGTTTGTAATTTCGTATGGTTGATATAATCCGCTTGGGTGTAAAATTTCAACTTCACTTACGTTTAAAGGAAATCCTGTACAATCGTAAACATAAACAAAGAGCTTATCGGCATCTGCGCTTACATCTTCTAAAACAACGGCAGCAGGTTGTTGTAATATAGTTGCACTATCATCCGTAGTAACATCGTCTGTTGCACTGAATATACCTGTAATATCCGTTATATATATTCTCTTGCCGCCTTCGCCTAATGCTGCTACTGTAGCACTAGCACTGGTTACTTGCTGTTCGATTGTATCTCCAACCGTAACACCGCCTGGCACTGCACTAGTGAATTCTAAATAACCTTCGATATTAATTACTTTTCCAGAAAATACCATATCGTCTCGAAGATTTACATCAGTTGGAATTTCGTCTGGATCGGCACCCTCTGATACAAGACCAAAGAAGCCATAACTGTTGTTACCGCCTAAACTACGAATTTGAGAACCGTTACTTGCAATATAACCTGTATGACAATAATATGTAAACATACTAACACATTCTGTAAGGGCATTGTTGTTAGCGACAATACCAAAACCTAAGTCATTAACCTGTGTAAAGTCATTTGATAACATACTTCTGTTACCACCACTTTGTACAAATATATCAACACCAGTACTACCTGTATACCCATTTCCACTGTTGCTGGTTTCATCAATAATCAAATCGCACGTACCAGCAGTTTGGTCATAGCTTTCAATTGCGTTTACCTGATATCTAGCACCGTTTAAAACAAAAGGAAAAGGAGTAGGTGGACGTCTGATAAACAATCCTTGTCCTGCCGGAGAACCAATTGTTACTTTAAATGGATTGGTTACATTAGTAATTTGTGCTGGCATATTTGCAGCATAACCGTCGATATATTGTCCACCGTTGAACGCACGTTTTGTACCAAAAGACTGTGAAAAACTTGTACCAGTTTGACAATAAGGTGAACGTGTTAGAATTTGACCTTCAGGGTCAAGTACCATCATAAATCCACCGTGTTTTTGCACAGTGATATTTCTAACAATAGTAGCATCGTTACAAAGGAACACATCCATTTCTTTGTTTTCTTTTGGTGGATTATATGCACTATCAAAAGCAAATGCTACACAATCAATTAAGTTGTTTGCATTAGTATCGGATTGAGATTCTGCTGCATAATCTGCATCAAAAATCTGTGATACTGATCCAGCTGCTGCAAAAGGATTACCGCTGTCATTAGCAAGTACACTAGTAAGTATTGTTTTAATATTTAAAATTGCAGCTTCTGTTTGAGCTTCTTGTCCGCTTACCGCACCGATATAGTATGCACCTTGATTTATAAGAGTTTGTTTTCTGCCGCCGGCATTTAAATCTTTAACCAAGCCTTCTATAATTAATTGTGTATCTCTACGACACTTACTTTCATTATAAACTAATGAAGGGTAGGTAGTATCTACATATTGAATTGTTTCTTCAACAATAAAATCTTTGTTCAATTCTATAAGGTTAGCAGCCTGTGGAAAGCTGCCTGGATTAGATGCACCATTAGTACCAATATTTTGTGGGTTACCACTATCAGTGAGATAATGATATCCATATTTTCCTTGAATTGATGCTTGTGGGTGAGTAAAGTGATAACCACCGCCTGTAGTTGCAACATCAAATGTTAATGCTGCGCCACCGCCGCTGCCCATATCATCGTCATCAATAGTAATTGTTTCACCTATTATCCAACCAGTACCGCCATTTCCAACACTTACAGTTGCAGCACCGGTACCATCAACAACAATAGTAAATGTAGCATCTTGACCAATTCCTGTTTTTGCATAATCATTTGCTGCAATTTGATAAGTGCCTGCCTGTCTACTTGCATCTGCACCACTTTGATTTGTTATAGTTGCAAGTGGCGAGGCTGCTGCAGGTAATCCATCAAAAACAATATCTCTATAGAAGTATGTATTGGCATACTTACTTTGTGATGTTCCTTTTGCAGGACGAATAACTGTACGTCTAAATTCGTCTCCTTTAACACTTACATTTTCAGGAAGTTTGATAGGTAGCTGTTCGTTGTAAATACCACTTTCTATGAAAACTGTTACTTGGTTATTTCTTACAACACTTGCAAACTCTAATTCTTCACCTACATCGAAAGCAAAAGGCTCTAAAAGTTGGACTGTAATACTATCTGTTGTTCCAGTGGCTGCTCTTGCATAAGCGGTAATAATACCTTTTGCACCACTTTGCTTACCAACAATAATTTTGCCTGCACGTATATCCGGGTTGCCTGCTATACCTTGGTCAACTGCTGCTTGTCCGCCGTTTGTAAAACTAAATGTATAACTATTACCATATACTAGGTTGACGTTTAAATCCTCATTGTTTTCAATAAGAGATACAATTTCATCAAATCTATCACCGTAGTATCCTTGCACTGTTGCACTAATAGTACCGTCGGCAATAAATTCTGCTTGTAATAATTGTTGAGCTTTTCTAATACCAGCTATAGTTTCTGTAAGTTGTTTTGTTTTGGCAAGAATACCACTAGGATTAGCATTATATCTAAAGCCTGCCCAACGTGTTAGATAATTTGCAGTAGAGCCTGCTTCAACATCTAAACCTATACTTTGCAATATTAATTGTGTATCACGTCTACAAATTCCTTCATCGTATTCTAAACTCGGAAAGTTAGTGTTTATGTAATCTGTTGTGTCAAATGCAATTTGTATTTTTTTTGATTCTACAATTGCTCTTGCTGCTGCTGATGTCGCCACAGGGCTTCCAACTCCAGTTACAGTGTCAACTACACTATTAATTTTATTGCCTGAATGTGTAATAGTTTGCACATATGGACCAGGCTCGAAAGGAGTTGATTCGATAATCTGTTCAGCTCTTTGCATTGCCGCATTTACTGATCCATATGCATAACTTAAACTTCTACCTTCTTGACCCGAAGGTGTAAATGCTTGCGAATCATCACCTTTTGTACTAACAAATAAGTTAGTTGGTGAAGCATAACCTTGTGTATCTACATATAGTTTTGTAACATATTGTAAATCATCTTCGCCTTGAGGTGTACCTGCTCCTCGTAATGGTTCCGGATGATCTGTTGCAAATAAATCTTGCAACATAGTCCTATTTTCTTTTGATCCTGCACGAGAGATAACATCTTCCATTGCAGGTATTTCTCTTCCTTGCGCAGGACCTACACCTGTATCATATGTGAGTAATCCAGTAAGTTCGTCACCATCAGCGTTTATATAGGTATCGTCTGCATAGCCCTTACTAATTAAAAGATTATCTGTGGAAATTTGTGGCAGACTATCGTGTATAGCATTCCAATTGTCTATCATAGTTGTAGCACTATCGCCCGAACCGCTTACGTTTCTAAGGATGGTATTTTGTGCATTACTATAAGCAGCTGGTGCTTCTACTGATAAAGGATTTAATAATCTAGGATCAGGATCACGTTCGATATGAGGATCGTTAATAACTATTCTAACACTTCCACTTTCGTTTGGAGTTGTAGGATCAGGATCCGTAAACGTGAAAAATACACTGTTTGTGGTTGAACTAGGATTGCTTACACTATTATTGTTTGCTCCGCTATCACTGACAAATCTATAAAAACTCATAAATGTTGCTTGGGTGTTTACAAGCGGAACGCTACTTTCATTTCCTGAGTATTGACTAGGAGTATCGTCTAAAGCTGTAAAACTAATAGTACCTCCTAAACCAAATACTGCAAATAGTTCACTGAAGTTTTCGTTTACTTTTTTAAAACTTTCACGAATACTATCGCCTGTACCGTCGTTGCCCTCTACACCAATATCAATTTCTTGTTTAGCCATTATATCCTATCCTTAAAAATTTGGAATTGCATCCATATCGAAATTTACACTTACACCGCAGCCACAACTACTTTGTGCATTTGGGTTGTTTATTTCAAAGTTACTACCTACTAGACTTTTAACATAGTCTACTTCAGTGCCAATTAAAAACATTAAACTATGTGATCCAACCACAAACGCACATCCGTTTGCTGTTTTTACTACTTCATCATCAGTTGATAAATCGCTTGGCGTACCAATTGTACCCCATTCGTATTCAAATCCAGCACAGCCCCCGCCTTTGATGTTGAGTGTGATGCCATAGCAGTTGTTTTCTTCGCTTAGAAGATCAATCTGTTTCTCTGCTGCTGGGGTTAAAGTTAGTATACTCATAGTGTTCCTTTCTAATATTTATCGTTGCTTTTTATAATCTTAATGTAAATATAGTTATGTTTATAAAAGAATATTTAATTGATACTTGGCATATGCGAAAAAGCAAACTAGGCAAGCAACACACATATAATCGTAAAAAGACTATGGTTTTATTTAGATGCGATAATTGCGAAAATGAATTTACTAGAGAAAGAGGAAAAATGGATCCTAAAAGACTTAGTAATAATTATTTTCACGTTTGCGAAAACTGTGATGCTAAACGTTTTGCTCAAAAGCAAGGCGTTAATAGGAAAAAAGTTTGGAATCTAACAGCCAGTAGTAATATGCCTATATGGAAAATGTGAGTTATACATTTTTTCTACATCTGCAAAATCCATTCCTTTCATAATTTTTTTATGAAATTTTTCGCATTTGTTACGTAATAACTCACTTATTTCTGTACCTATGTTACTAGCGACAGTTTCTGCTATCTTTAAGTGTGCAGGTATATCTGGGTGTTCGTCTAAAAATGGCTTGTCACTCCAAGGAGCAGATTTAAATCTATATTTGCCTGGATGCTGTCTATGTAACTCTGATAAATCTACAAAATCATTCATATGCACCATTGACATATGATAATGCTTAATACCTATTGATTCACAAATTGCTTTTGCACTAACGATATAATTTTCAGTTTTTTCATATTCAAAATCTTCGTTATACCATTCTTTAATTTTGTTCCAAATGTGTTTATTTTCTTCGCTAAAGGCAATGTTCCCATCGTTAAATGTCCATCCATCTTTTTTACGATAATCAAATCTACCAGGTGAAGTCCATTGAAGTACAACTGCATCATACAAATGCAACTGTTCTGTTTTATATAAGTGACATAATATGTAGAATATACGTTCGTTGCCTATACCAGACAATCCGTATCTATCAGCTTGCAGTATATCTGCGTATGTTGGCCAAATATAATTTGTAAAACTACAACCAATTGCAGCTATATTCATCCTTGTCTATAGATTGTCCAAGCACCGTATGCAATTGCTGCATACGCAATAGCCTGTGCTAAGCCACTAAAAATAATAATAATTGCTCCTGCAGCAACCATTGCAATACCGTCTAGTGTAGAACGCTCGTCTAGTTTCTTTTTGATCCAATTTTTAACCATTTGTAAGTCTCCTAATTTGTTTTTCTAAAACTGCAAGTCTTGTGTCTTGTGTTCTTAACTTTTCTTCAAGAGCTTGAACATATGCCTGCGTTGGAATTTCTTTTTCCATACCGTCTTCGCCTAACATACTAAAACTGTTTACACCTTGACCTTTTAGTCCGCCAAGAACTCTGTTAGGATTTTTATCTGCTTTTGTTACTTGTTTCGCTATACTGCGAGAATACATAGTTGATATAAAATTACTCATAACGTATTTATGCAGCCAGATGCTTTGATTCGTCAGTTATACTATATAATTGACCACTAGCCAAGTTCTTCATCTTTGCTTCTACCATAATATCCGCCCACGACCAATGTGACAATGCCCATTCATTGCAAGCATTATTCCAGCAGTAGTCGCTGTGTGCTCTTAGTTTTGCTCGTTTGTACCCTGCTTCGAGGAGTGTGTTGTATTCCGGTTTAACATTATCGTTATGATCTTGTAGTACGTCCTCACGGCATAAACTATAGTGAATAACAGGACGCTCGCCACGCCAACTGTCAATAATGCGTCCAATACGGTCGTCATCTGGTTCAATGTATTCTCCTGTTTTTACCCAATGGTGATGAATATCTAAAACCAATGCTAAATCATCTACTAGTTCTAAGCTTGCGTCGAGACCCCACGACATTTCGTCGTTCTCGATCGTGATAGTATTTCTTGCTTCTGGTGATAGTCTTGGGAGGACGGCTTTGATACCGGCCGGACCTTGTCTACCCGAGATGTGGACGTTGTTCTTAAAGTCTTGGAACTTCTTACCGAACCCCATCCACCGTATGAGAGTGGCGTGATATTCAAATTCTTCTATGCTCCTTTCGACGATTTCTGGGTTATCCGAAGCAAGGACTGTAAATTGTCCTGGGTGCATTGAGAGCCTAACATCCAGGCGTCTGGCTGCGTCACCAACCTCTCTATAGTGCTTTTCTCCGTACGCAACCACGTCAGGCAAAGACCAAAAATAGCGCCAGCTAGACTCGGTAGCACAAGGAAGCTGATTGCTACCCAGTCGGACCATACGAAGTTCTGGAGGAAGGCTTCCCACATATTCAACTAACCTCTTTGCGGCTGCTGCATTGTGTACCATAATGTCCCACAGTCTTTGTTCTGCAACATCCTTTGTTTGTCTATTTAGCCAAGCAACGGTTGTGCATCTCTCTGTGAGTGGACGTTGGATTTCTTCTAGAATTTTCTTCTTTTGATTTTGATTGTGATGCAAATATTTGCAAGCAAAACCAATACGCTTTTGTTGCGATTTCAAAAAGTCGCCTGCATTTGTAAATTTTAAATCATTCATATTACAATTATACCTAATTTAATTTTATTTGTCAAGTTATTTCGCTGTTCCAAATGCACCCATTGTGTTTTGAAGTCCAAGATTTTTACGTACTGTACCAGATTTAGTAAAAAACTTTTTGCGTACTGCTTGCAAACCGCCTTCAACTCTGCTAGGATACTTGCCTAAAAATGTGCCTGCTTCTAGATCACCTTTACTTATATACTCTTTGTGAAAGTGTTCAATATCGTCCCAGCAGGCTAACATAGTTTTACCCATATCGTCAAAAAAGCCATCGCTAAAAATTGCATCATCTTGATTGTAGTATGCGTATGATGCCATAAGATACCACGGCACCATCATATTAATGTTTTTAGCGAAAAGCTTTGCTGCGTATTCGTCAAGCATCTTTCATAGAACGCATAAGATCTCTGTTTTCTTGTTCAACTTCACGCTTCGATGTTTGCCAAGTTTCGTAAAGTATATACGCAACCATAGGCACAATCACCATTAATCCTACCACAGCAATGCTGTGTAGCGGATCAGCGAATTGAGCACCTAATTCAAGTGCTGCCAATACGTAAACAATACCAATAGCTGGAGGCGTTAGTTTACCTAAGAATTTTTTTAGTATTCGAGTTTGCATTTTAGTTTCCTTTATGTTAGGCATTTGCCTCCCAATCAAATGCAGTATGATTATTTATAGCATAATATACAGCTCAGGTCAACCTAAAAGTTCATCTAAATTGACCGGAGTGTAATTAATTTGCTCTACACTAACACACTTGTATGGTCCTTCAGGTGACGGATTACTGTGTATGTGACCGTGGACATTCAACACTTTCTCTGTACCAAACCTATGCGATTCTGCCAATGTGCTAGGATGCAAAGGTGCGTGACTCAATATTAATCCATCACTGCTTAAATCCTTCCACAAAGATATACTTTTAAAGTAATGGGAAAGAAACTTTGGATTATCGTGGTTGCCTAAGATTAAATGTTTTTTGCCGTGTAGCTTAACAAAATTTTCAGCTAACCAAAACTCTTTGTTTGTGCCAAAAAGAACATCGCCTAAGTGATAGATTGTATCCTCAGGTTTTACAGTTTGATTCCACATATCCATCATATGTTCATCCATATGATCAACATTATCAAACCCATCTCTAGGAGGCTTACCAGCATAGTCCTTAAAAGTAAGGATTGCTTCGTGCCTAAAATGTGTATCGCTTATAACCCAAGTATCAGCCATTATTGCCTCCTGCTTTGCATATAAGTTTATAACAAAGATAAATTAGTTTGTCAACCCCAATTTTTCTTAACCCAACTATCATTTGCATCTAAAGGATTTGGTTCTCCGTGAAATACCGCAACACTACAATCGTTTAAGATTTTAGGAGGTGCATCTACAATAAAGTTTCTTTTACCTTTGTGTAATTGCAAATCACGTCTGTCACGCATTTCCCATTTATAACTTTGTATCCATTCATCTGGCCAATAACTAAAATTTCTTATATTTTTATACATCCAATCTTGGTCGCCTCTGTGTTTTTGCATATGCATTTTAGGATCATTTTTAAATTGCTGCCAAATAGGATCAAACATTCCTGTTTCTAAACGAAATACACTGCTATTGATTTTATCAAAATTATGCCTTATACTTCTGTTAAAATCTCTTATAATACAAAACTGTTTCGGCTTATGTGTAAACAATTTATCAATATTTCTAAATACAATTACATCTAGATCAAAATACAGCATTGTACCTTGTATAGGCATATCTTTACTGAAGAACCAAGGCTTGAACCACCAACCGTCTAAGTTCATAGTGGGCAATTGCATAGTTGTAATTTCTTTGTCAATATCTTTGCGATTTTCGGTAAAGCAAATAAATTGATGAGGTATATTACAATGCCTTTGTGTCATTGCATATAACTTATTTACATATTCAGCAGAGTATTTCTTTCCCCATTTCAAACAAATTATATAATTCAAAGCACTCCATCTAACCTCATTTGTTTTCTTATTTTTGTAGCACTGATATTGTGTATGTCTTCACCTAAATCGTGTTCTGTAAAAGTATAACCTACACCTCTACCATAGCTTATGTCTACAATGTTAGGCACTCTTGTAATAATATACTTATCAGCATATTTGTAACCTTCTTTTTCAAGTTCTTTCTTGATATTTTCAATTACATCCATTACTTGAAAAGGATTATCGTCTTGCACCATAGTTCTGCCGCCGCCAGCATCTTCTTTGAGTGGAACAGTCCTTACCATAATAATAACTTGTCCTGTTTCTTTTAGCGCACGTTTGAATAATTCTGTATGTCCTTTGTGCCAGGGTTGAAATCTACCTAGCATTTGTGTTGTAGGTGAAAACTCGTTAAACATTTTTCTCCATCCATCTTTTCACAACTGGTACAAGTGCTTCGTGTGTATCATTAAACCATTTACTAATTACGTAATCGCATTCCTCTGGTTTTTGGAACATATTGTTTGTATCTTTGAACCGTCCTTGTTCGATAGTATCCATCCACACTGTAAAGTTTGGGTTAAAGTTTTTCCTTATTTCCTCTGTAGGTGCAATAAAATCTGCAACAGCAATCTTGCCTGCCATAACTACACCATCTGCTAAATGTTTCATACGAACAGACTGTCTAATACGACCGGACAAACTAAAGTCCCAATCGTCATAACTTGTTCTTACTACATCAGCATTGATATGTACACCGCCTACTAATTCTGCAAACGGCTTTGCCAGTGTAGATTTACCACTGCCAGGCAAACCAAATATTAAAATTTTCATTCTGAAAATGACATCTTTTGTACAGTGTATGATTTGTAAATTGCGCTATTAGCACCGTGTTCGGCACATTCAACTTCAATGCAATTACACCGTCCTTGGGTCATTTCTTGAACAAGTTCATTAGCTTGCCGCCAAGCGTGATAAGCAAACTTTTCAACTCCTACACCATCTAAGATTGTAATTTCTGCAAGTCCTGCATTTTCAAGTTCTGCAAATTTATACAACATAGGATCGTCTCTGTCTAGTACAACCTTGTGATCAAATGTATCTTCTAACCAAGCCTTTAATGGTTTCAGTCCTCCAAAATCAACAACCCAATTGCGTTCATCAAGTTCTGTTGCTTCAAATGTAAATTTAAATTGCAAACTATATCCGTGTAAGAAACGGCAGTGTGAATGATCTGCGTGTGGTTGTCTAAAGCAGGCGCTTAATCCAATGTTATGTCCGTAAGTTTTTGTGCTATAATAAGCCATTAGTTTCTCCTTGTAAAGCGGCAGAGTTAGAAGGGTTGACGCTAAGTCCTTATTAGTATTATATTATAGATTATTTATATTGTCAAGTGTTAGCGTGGGTCTACTTTTAGATAGATGTTATCGAACTCTTGCTTTTTATGTGTTTTGAATATCAAGTGTACACATTCAAACTCGCCTGTCATACTAACACGATATTCTCCACCTTGTATCATATCGTCTGGTACTTTCATATGCCAGCCGTTCTCTACACGCTCACCTGGTGCTGTGTTTTGCACATAGCGTTTTGTAAATGTGTTTAGGTTGTGCGAGTGTGAGCCATCTACAGCGTGTGCTACGCCATATGCGGCTGTGCTGTTGCACTGATACTTCTTTGAGCCTACCATATAGAACTCTATGTCTTGTTCTGCTGTTACTGGATTATTTGTAATACCAATATGTGTATCTGTGAATACAAACGCATTGTCAAAACTCATATATAATACTCCGATGATTATTAATGTAGCTAGACTGCATCCGCTAATAATGTTGAGTATTATTATTCTAATCGGACTCACTCCTCATCTCCTCTCGTATATCTTTTAGATCTTGTTTTACCTCACGAAGATTGCTGGTTGCTGAAGACATTGTTGTAATAATGTATTTAACCGTGATAATGGTCCAAAACCACCAAGTCACGGCAGTAAAGGCAAATAATACCATACCTATATTAAACAATGTATCAAATGAAGTAATCCCTATAGTTAAAGAGATACCTCCTACAACAAGAAAAATCGTTGGGGCTATTTTTGCATATAAATCCCAACGAGCAACTTGTTTTTCAATTTTTATATCAGTCTTCTTCAATGTGTATTCTTTGCCTTTTGATATAGGAGGCTCGTGGCGAACTCCTTTTACATACTATTTATTTTACACATTTAAGAATAATAGTATCACTATTTAAACGACCATTTAATTTAATATCTGTTGTTTTAATATCGTCCATAAACTTGCGCAGTTGTACTTTGCCAGCTTTTTTAAACGCTTTGAGTGTTTCGTCTGGCTTGCGTAGGGTTTTTTGGATACTAGCTGTTTCACTATAAAATAACAGCGTAGTGCCTTTAACTTGAATCGTAGCGGCTGTATCTGCTACATATTTTCCTAGCTTCCGTGTTTTGATATTGTACACCCAAACTTCTTTACTATCCAAAATATCCAACGGATTCACACTAACAATTTGTAGTTTGTCATCACGTTGCATATATTTTAGTTTTGAAACTAATTTTTCTTTACTTGGTGCTTTTTTAACACGTGGCTTTCTATTTGCTTTTGCAGCATCTATAACAAGGTCACAAGCGCCGTGTAGTAGCTCTAATGCTTCTAAGTATGTTTTAGCATCCTTTTTAGTAAGGTGACTGTAACCTTCGCGTAGCTGCTGTAACATATCTGCTTCGTGTTCATCCTTGCATTTATTAATTTGCGCCGGAGTTGGTAAATTTTGTATGAGACGTGCTTCTTCTAACTCACTAGCATACAATCCTTTAATTTTTCTAGCGTGAGCTTGTGTAACTTTATGTGTAAAGAAGTGTTTTGTAAAATCAAAGCCTTTAGGATCAAAGTTTTTCTTGTCACTAATAAAGCCATCAAGCCACTCTTCTATATCATCGCAAGCAATAAATGCTTGATCTCGTATCCTCTCCTGTATGCTTGGAACATAAACATTTTTTTTGACTTTTTCCTCTGCCTTCTTTTCTTCAACAATTTTTGCACCTTCTTCTGCAAGTTGGTGTATCCATTCGTTTAGTTTTCCTTTGTAACCTTCTACAACCTTATCCGGCCAGTTTTCCTCATAGTGTGCCGCAGTTGCATAGTGACTTTTGCCTCCTACTTTCCAGTCTGGAAGTTTGTTTATTGCTGAAACAATTTTTTTGTCGTAATGATCTTTAATATAATTTTTTACTTTGACAAGCCATTGCTTACTATCAATTTCGTAATGTATATAGTACTGTGCTTTTTGCCAGCCCCAATCTTCACGTATAACATCCCAGTCATTTACATTCCGTTTTGCTCTAGGTTTTTTGCGTTTTACTACACTTTTAGCCAATGAACTGTTCCTCTACTGCTTTTATATGTTTGCATTTTTTAAATGCAGGACAATCGCAACTGAAGCCTTTGTCTAGCATTTCTATATTATATATGCCTTTGCTGCCTTCTATATTCCAAATTGTTCCTACTGCCCAATGATTTTTAGTTTTAATATTTTCACTTGCGTAAACTTTTGGACCATATTTCGACATATTGTTCTCCTCACTCACGTAGTTATAGCATACTAATTAGTAGTAGTCAAGTCTTTTACATTCAAAATCTAAATAATTACTCCAAGCAATATGAGCATCAAGTCCTAAATGCCAACATTCTGTCTTTTTAAAGCCAGCTTTAAGCCCCCAATACAGAAAATTTGCATCTTTTGTAGTAGGATTTAAGTATGTTGATGTATCTAGTGAATTAATTATATTTTTATTGTTCTGTGTATATGATAATTCTTCACAAGTGTTAAACATTATATGTTTTACATTATTCCTTTGTAAAAGACGTTGGGTAGTAAGTGCATAACTTGCCCACATATCTAATTCTTTAACTTCGGACATTAAATTAGGCATTATTCTGTGAATACGTTTAAACTCATTTGTTTTAGCAATATCAGGACCTTGTCCTATACTTATAGGAAAATATTTCTGATCAATTCTACTTAACACATCGTGTTCTATATCTGAGTCTTCGGGATATCTTAGTTCAGTTCTTAGTAAACTTGTCCACCCTATAACCAAAACATAGTCTTCATCACGTTTACGTAATCTAGTTAGCCAATCTATAGTTTGTCTGTGTATAAATTCATTGCTTCCACCAGGTTGGCTTAAATGGATGCATTTGAAATTATTTTTCTTTGCTAATAGTGCAGCATAATTATTGTTCAAATTATAAAGACTGCTACTTTGCTTTCCGTCTAACATTGTTCCGTATGTATGACTACATCCTATTGCTACTATTGTAGTCATTTAGATTCCAATTTTTCTTTAAGCAAATTTGCAATTAATTTTTGTCCATCTTCTGTGTAAAAATTAGACTTTAATTTCTTAACATATTTTTTTATATTAGCTTTTGGATTCTCAACTCCTATATATCTTGATCTATCTATATGTTTTATCATATACAACGTGTTATGATTCCAATCAATTGCATTTTCTACATTATACATTACGTAATTAATATCGTAACTTTTGAGCAATTCTTGCAAACTTATTACTAAATTACACCAACGAGTATTAGTTAAGTGTTCGTCTAATAAAATTTTTTGAAATTTATTAATCCGTACCAAATCATAATCTAAATTTTTAATTCCTAAACTGTAATTATAATAATTAGGATCCGAAAACCCTGTGTACTTTTTCTCTTTATGCAATTTTCTTAGTTCTAAACTCTGAGTATTACTCCAGCCTATTACAGGCAAAAAATTTTTATTCTCGACTGTATATTTTGTAACTAGTCTAAATATACTTTGTGGACTTGTAGTTTCTGTACTGCAATCAATGTAATTGTAATTTAATTTTTTTGCTAAGAAATATGCAGCATTTTTATTTCCAACCAAGGCTTGACAACCAAATGCAACTACATCCATTACATATATTCCTCCATCCAAGGAATATAATCTAGTATGTTTACTTTTCTAAATCGATCACTAGCTTTTGTATTGTTTATATATTTTTGCCAATCGCCCTCGTTTGGTTCTTGGTTAAGTTGATTTTTTAAACCTAATATTGCATCAACTGCCCACTGCTCCCAATCTGGTAACGCTGCATTTTTAAATTTAGCGTGTTGTTGTTCTAACATATCATTCATAAGTTTTTTACGTTCTTCTGGTAAATTTCTAATATGTTGATTACGTGGATATTCAACAATGTTAAAATGAGGTAAACAATTTTGATATCCGTGATTGCCCCAATCCCAAGTGTAATGCCACGTGTCGTAGTTTTCTTTACACCAATTTAAAACATTAGGCAAGTCGTGCAAATTCATAACACTAATTGTAACGTGTGTATGTACGATTACACCTGTGCGTGTTTTACTAAACTTTTTCAGTTTTTCTATGTTACGTTTTATAATTTTCCATTTGCTAGGAAATCTTACATAATAAGCCAAGTCATCTGTAGCATCAATACTTAAACTTAACACAACTCCTCTAAATTTATCCCAAATATCTAAAAGTCTATCTGGAATGGTTGTACCATTAGTATTATAATGTAGTTCAATGTTCTGACTCCATCCTTTTTCGATAATGTGTTCTAACCAAGTATAGTGTTCGTCTACAACCAAAGGCTCGCCACCGATAAAATTAATAATTTTTACATTTGGCAGAACATCATCAAAGAAATCTTCAGCAAATGCTTTTATAAACCAAGGATCTGTACTACTAAGTTTTCCGATTTTATATGCAGTTTCGTCCCAATCTGTGTGTGGAACTGTAGGACCTTCTTCAATCCATCTGTGACTAGCCCAAGGATTACAACTACGACATTTAAGATTGCATACATTACCTAAACTTATATCTAGATATGTAATTGCTTGTGGATCTAAAAACCCATCTTCACTTACGTTTTTTAAACTTTTATCTATATGCTCTTCGTATATTTCGTTTGAAGTCTGTCTAAAACTACGTATGCCATCGTTTTCTAATTTAAAACAATCAGCACAACCCTTTGGTTGCTCTCCTTTTAATAATTCTTCTCTTATTTTCATTATTTCAGGATCATTTATAAACTCGCTTATATTTTCAGCTGCGTTTACCTTATCGTTGTATTCTGGAGTATCTTGGAAGTTTATACCAGGCATAAACTTTCTTGTTTCTTGTCTACTAAAACAACAAGGTCTACTACGTCCGTGAGGATGAGTGCTAAAACTTTGCATAGCGTGATAGCAAAATGTATCAGGCGATGAGGTTGACATTTTCAGGCCTCGCTTTACTTATGTTAAAATCTGCTGCACAATGACAATGTGTTTTTGGACAAATTATACCTTCACTTAGTTTAATATCAAATTTACCTTGTACAATATTGCCTACTATAGGACCAACACCGCAACTTGCTTGTTGTATTCTGCCATTAGGATGTATGTGTAAACTTTCGTGTATATTACAAGTCCATCCTTTAAAGAAGTTTTTACCTTCTGTAATAATCAAATTCGTATCAATTGCTTCTACTGTATCATCTGCGTAATGCACCTTTGCCCAAGCATAATTTGGTTCTTTGTGTATAGGTATAACTTGTTGCCTTGCACTACTATTTGTTTTAAAGAAATCCATTTGCCATTGTTCTTCGTAGAAATACGGGTCAGTGCTAGGACGTAATTCGTCATACACAGGCGCATATTCTATCATATAATTATCACAAGTATCTTTTATTTTATCGCCAAAGTCAATGCATTGTTGGAAATGTTTATGATGCATCATTATTCTACTACAAAGATAATTTTTTTTGTCTTGTAAAAATTTATATGACTGCAAATATTTTTCTTCTTTGGTCCATTCTGCGTGATAACTTGCAACAACATCTTCAAAAAGATGATGATGCTTTTCCCACCAACTTACTGGTCTGCTAAAATTTGTGTTTATTCC